TCTCACCTGTAGGAAATAACGGAGATTACGGTAATGTCCTCGTAAATACTTCTAACGCAAAAGGTAACTTCGCCGGTTACAGCATTAATGGCGAAGCCGTCTTCATGAACGAGCTTTCAGGAGACAAGCGCTATGGTCTTTTCAATGACACACAGCAGGAGTGGGGACTTCAGTGTTTTCCAGGCGGAAGTACGAAGCTGCAGTTTGGAGCTTTAACGAAACTGACAACTACTAATACTGGTGTGACGGTCACTGGAGAACTGAATGGAGACGTCTATTATAAGTTCCCGAAAGCCTTGGCCGGGCCTAGTGATGGCGTGGCGTACACCGTTCAGGATAAACTAAACAGCATAAGGTTCGTATCAGACTTTGGCGCAGATGGCCTTACAACATTTGATAATACTGGACAGGTAACCAGCCCATCAGCGAATCACGACGACACTCCACAAATTCAGAAGGCTATCGACTCGCTCTACTCTGAAGTGGGTGGCGGCACCGTGTTCTTAGATGGTCGGTACATCATTAAAGGTGCGCTAACTATTCATCCAAACATCCACCTATGTGGCTATGGGTCCAGCCCAGGCCTGTTCGCTGAAGCGGACAGTGCGAGCGTTGGTGGATTCTATGACAAGAGGAACCTTTTAGTTCTAACAAACAAATTAGACGCCGGCGGCGAGATTATCGAGACGCCCGTAATCAGGGTGGCGAGAAGTTCTCGTATTTCTGGGGTGTACATAATTCGTCAGGGCTTAATCAGTCCGCTTAGTGGAAATGTAAATGAAGCTGCTGAACAGGTTGTAGAAAACTTATCCGCCGTAAGATACACGCAATCTAATGGTACTCAGGTAAGAGGTTTTTGCAATGATGGCATTAATCTTGTCGGCGAAGATGCTCAGGTTGAAAATGTTGTTATTGTTGGATTCGAGAGGGCTATTTTTGGATATGATTGTGCAAGGTACTTTATATCTAACGTTCGGATCGACTGTAATAGCGGAGTTTACTTGAGGATCGCCAGGGACGTCGGCAGATGTATTAATGTTCATTGCTGGGCCTTTTCTTCTTTTGCTCGTGGCTACCTTGATCTCGACAGTGTGCTGAATGGTAGACAGTACATTCGTAACGGATGGGGATTTAGGGTTGACGACTTTGTTGATTGGCCTATTTTTTCGGGCTGCTTCACTTACGGGTACGAGTATGGTTATATGCAGAACTACGGAAACGCTTATTACGTTGCTTGTGGCTCCGATCATGTGCCAGCAATACCGAAAAATAGGGCGGTTGACATCGATAGTGAGGCGATTCCTGCGGCCTGGTCGTATCCTACCACCGTGGCTGCCTTCGCAAGTTTTACCGATCTCGCACCAGTGGGTTTTTGGGCAAGGTCAAAGGTCAAGGACATTGTGTACTCCCAATGCAAAGTGTCGGGGCAAAGTGTCGGGTTTTGGGGTCTGATTAACCAGTCCGGCTCCCCTAGTTTCACAGACCGAGCTTTCATCAGCTACGATCAGTGTGGCGCTTGGAGTTGTCAGAAATACCCCTTTGCTATGATCACAGGATTTTACACCATTCAAGGATCAATGGCCGCTAACCTGAAAGATCAAGCCATAAAAGCGCCGGTAGGGTTCTACATCCATCAAGCCTGCAACGGATGCACTCTTATGGGTTCCTACACTCAGGAAATTGCCACCCCAATTTCCGACAATACTGGTGGAGCCAGATTTCAGGAGTTTGGAAATATGAATAACACCAATCCTTTCCCTCCTCAACCTACGTTGCTGTCTTCTTCGTCGCACTCCACTTATGTGGTTGCGATTGCTCCAAAAAGGGAGGGGCATCCGTACTATGGTGCTGGATCCACCGATTATTTTTACATTCCCGATGAGAGCTATCCCGTAGGCCATGGAGGTGTAGGCAGAACCTTTACAGTATCTGACGGGGACATTATCACATTCGACCAAGGTGGTATTAGCAACGAGGGCCATCCATTACGGATTTACACCGACGAAAACGAAACCTCTGAGTACACCACCGGCGTAGAAATTGCGGGAACGCCAGGCGTTTCTGGCGCATACACAAGGATCACGATCAGCTCTTCTACACCATCAACACTCTATTACGGTTGTTCTAACCACGCCAAGATGGGTGGCGAAATCCAAAAGTAGTTCAACTAAAGACTGACTTCTAACCTCTATAACAATGACTCTAAACTTCCCGGCTAACCCATCAACTCAAAATCCTTCCAACACCTTTAGTCCAACATCAACGCCTTTCGCTTCCACCAACGGAGCGACCTATATTTACCAAGATGGGGGATGGATTTCCTTAAGGAATCCTATTGGGAATCCGGAAATTCAATTGTCACCGACCGCGTCTGCTGGAGATAGGCCGCTTCTTCTTAAGACCACGGCGAACGATTCCAGTGAGACCACTGAAACTCTTCCTTATTCGTCTGGTTTAACTTTCGACGCCTCTACAGCAAAGTTGGATGTCGAAGGAACAATTCAATCTAGTGGTGGAGTACTAATCGACGGGCCGGCAAGTGGGGCTGGTTTGACAATGAACCAGTCCGGCGGTTCTAGGATTACCATGAACGCCGCAGGGAGGAAATACTTTATTGCCAGTGATGATGGAAGCGATCGTCTGAACATTGGAGCTAGGATAAGCAACGACACTGCAGATAAGACCAAAATAAGACTTACGTCATCTAACACGACCATTTACGATGTATTGTATGTAGAGTCTGCAGATAACCCGCTGATCCGGTTTGTGGATTCAGGGAGCTATCAGTATCAGGTTGGTATTGCTAATAACAATCAATTTGTCGTTACTAAGGGCGGCGATAGTGACGCCGTTATAAACTACAACCCAGTCGGCAGTATACTTAGCGTCGTTTCTACCACATCAACTTTTAGTGGAGTGGTTTCTGCTGCCTCATTTAATGGCAATTTAATAAAGTCAGGTGGTAATCAGACTATTGGTAGTACAACTGGAGGCACGGTCAATGTGTACTCATCTACCTCTCACGCGCTTAGAATGTACAAAGAGGGTACCACTAACATTTACGGGGCCTTCAAAATAACTTCGCTTACCGCTAACCACGCCTATACTCTCCCGGACAAGAACGGTACTGTTGCTATGACTAGCGACATACCGTCAACAACCGATTTTGTAAAAACGACCGGTGCTCAAACAATAGGCGGAGAAAAAACTTTCTCTAATCAGGTCGACATCAAAAACAACCTTATTGTTGGAAGTGGAACTGGAGTTGAAGGAGGACAACTTACTTTAAGAGCAAAAGATTCTACTGGCACTCAAGTATTCTTGGATGTTGACGCTAATAATGGTTGCCGACTTGCTTCAACGAAAAACAGTTGTAGTTTTACAATTGGCCAGATTGGAGGCACTGGTGGTAACATGAACCTCTACGCTGGCGGAGCGAGGCGGCTGGTAATTTTAGGCAGTAACGGAAGAGTTGGCATCAATAATGCCAGTCCTACGAAAACCCTTCATGTTGGTGGAGATTTCGCCTTAACAGGTGGGTCTGATTTTGGTGGCAACCTGAACTGTAGCGCAAGAGTACAAGCGGCGCACATGCAGCTCAATCCGGGAACTTCTTCGCCATCCGATAGCCTGGTTAGAATATCGGGTGACATTGGCGGCAACTACGCCGGCTTTTACGGCTTTGATTATGCTCCGACAAAAGTAAACAAGCCGACAGCCTCAGGGTCTCAGTTAGTTGTTGGGTCAAGAGTTACTTTTTCTAGCGTCACCACCTTAAACAGCGCGAATAAATTGCATGCTTTTGAAGCTGTTGGACTGACTAACACTCTAACTTCCGGTCCTAATGTTGATGAAGTTGTCGGCTTCTACTCCAATGTTCCGGCCACAAAGCCAACTAACGCCGGTGGTGCTAGCTATGAGGCTTACAACATTTTCGTAGCCGGAAGTGCGCCATCTCAAATTCCATCTGTTAACGCTTTGCATGTAAAGCTGCAGCAGCCGTCAGACCTTAACCAGTATGACTCTGAGGGTAATCCCCTTTCATACTCTCAAACTGACGCAGCAACTATCGACACCGGACTTTATCGCGATGCTAATGATAACATCTGCTTCGCAAGAAACGGTACAGAGGTGATGAAGCTTGGTGCTGGTACGGGTGTTGGAAACCTAATTGAGAAAATCAACAACCTTACCTCAGCTTTGACTTTGCTAAAAGCAGCAGCTAATGACTCCAATACGGATGACGCTGGTAAGTTTGCAGCAATAGTTGCAGCGCTTGCTAACTTCTGATAGACACGACCGGGCCAATGGTTTCTAAGTTCACTAGGCTGTTCGCCTGATTACAATAAAATCGTAAACACTTTATTATCTTGGCAAAAGAAGTTCTCATCATCAAAGAACGTGTCGCTCGTGAGGAGGTCAACATGTCTGACCTAACCACTGACTGCCACTTTGTAACCCGCACAGACGGAGGCATCGACATTGTTCGAGGCCAAAGCATGGTCAAGATCTTCGATTACTACCACGACAAAGGCGTAACCATTTCACGCATCGAAGTTTCTGGCGGCCGGCTAAATCCTAAGTTATCTGAACCACGTGTCTAAGGAGGCTTCGGCCTCCTTTTTCTTTATGACTTTTCCCGACGACTTTGAGTTCGAACAAGACGAATGGTTTTGTGAGATTGCTTTCGGCATTGAGGAAGTTAGGCTCATGCACCAAATCATGGAGCGCTTCCTTAAAGACTGGCCCGGTGGAGACGCCAGGGAGCAAGAGTTCGCAGCGTTCCTGAAGCAACGAATGTTTGCTATGAAGACAGAATTCCTTATAGACCAAATGGACTAGAAGTCGATGTCTAGGTCTTCGTTATCTACTTTCGCAAAACTTCCGATGAGCGCCTCGCTCGCCTCGTAGGTCCCCGCCCCCGCCCCGCGGTTCGCCTTGGGGAGAGAGGGAGCGAGCCTCGCATGACACTCGTGGTAGAGCTGCCACGCTCTCCACAGTACGGTATCCTTAAACCTTTTTAGGTTAGGAGGACCAATAAGAGAAACGTCGCAGTAGGTGAGGTTGTTAGCCTCAATAAACTCGTCGCAAAGCTGCACAAATGGCTTTACGATGTGGTCGATGTCCACACGCATCCCGCGTCTTATCATCTTTTCCGTATGATAGCACGTGAGAGGGTATTGTAGTGTCTTGCGATAGTCCTTCATTTGGATGTCGACGGCGGCCCTCATGGCCCCTCGGACGGCCATCGCGTGCTTCTTCTCGGGGTTCGCGTGTCTCACCGTCTTACGAGGCGGATAGAGTTGGTCTACCAACTGGCCCCTAGGCACTGGCTGCTCGAACCCATCCTCACGCTTCAGCATGATGACTTTGACCTGCCTTGGGCCCGCCTTCATATTGCGCACACGGACTTCTACTCCGGGCTCGTTTGCTACCTTTGAAAACCGGTCACTCAAACGACAAGCAGTGAGGACGAAATCTCGGGGTTTTCCTATAAGTTTTGTGCCGACGCGGTGAGCGTCCACGATGTTTCCTAACTTCTTTTGGAACTCACCTTTGCCCAGTCCCAGCGCTGTTTTCGCTACAGTCATGTCAATTAGTTGCTATAAACTATCTTACCCGGAGTTCACCAAAAGTGCGTCTGAGCTAGAATAAGCATGTAGAATAAATGTCTAATGTCGCACTTTTCGCCGGTCCCGCCGAGCGAAAGAACGTACGCGAAGAACTACCGTAAGGAGCTTGAGCCTTTCGAGGCCCAACTCGTTGAAGTCTCGGGACGGGTAAAAGAGTTTCGAGATCACCCTGAACGCAAGGACCTCCAGTCAATGCTTCTGGTAAACGTCCAAGTCCGCCCGACCTCTAAGCGAAAGCTCATCAAGCTCTCGCATCTCTGGGTCCTCACCAAGCATGTCAAGCGCACTGGTGCTGAACCTAAAAGAGGAAGGCGGCTAAAGTTCATAGGGTCAGTTTACGCGTACTTCCGCCTCGGTGGTAAGTCCAAACAACGTAGCCTTCACGGCACTCACGACTTCTCCATACTCCCAATGGAGGGTTTAGAAATTGAATCATTTGAACCAGGAATCAACACACGCTATGAAACTGAAAAAAGCTCCGCCGACAGAAGAGGAGCAGTTGAAGAAGAAAGAGGAAGTGGAGCTGTGGGCAAAGGAGCGCCTGGCCGATCCAAACACTCTGATCGTCGACGTGGAGACCACGGGTCTCCCCTCGAAGGACCCGAAAACGGAAGTGGTTTCCATCGCAATGATAAACAGCGAAGGTCGAGTCGCTCTCGCCGGCCTCGTAAACCCTAATCGCCCCATCCCCCTTGAGTCTCAGAAAATCCACGGGATCACCGATCGCATGGTCAAAGACTCACCGCCATTCAAAGTCCTCGGCAGCATAGTCGCTGGACTTATGGAAGGTAAGCACATTGTTTGCTTCAACGCTGGATTTGATGTCCACCTTCTGGTTACACTCTTCCAGCGTTACGACATTGAAATCCCTGAGTTTGATGTGTCCTGCGCAATGGAAATGTACTCCGCTTTTGTTGGTGACTGGACAAAGTCAAAGCAAAACTACAAGTGGCAAAAGCTTCCCAAACTGGCCTTCGGCAAGGCCCACGACGCCCTTGTCGACTGTGAGTCTACACGACTCCTACTTATGAAAATGGCAGGCGACCACTCTGCCGACCCTGACCCTAACGACATCAACCTTACTTTCTAATGGACGCACTCGAAAAACGAGAGAAAGCCCTCATCATCTGGGAGGAGCAGATTCGTCTCATCCCAACTGACGTTCAAGTTCAGTGTGCTATTTGGGATGTTCAACCTTATATGCGTGAAGTTGCGGAAGAGCTTGTCGAGTACCTAAGAGCGGCTCGGGCCTTCCCAAAAGCAACGAAAAACGAAGTCTTTTTTGAGGAAAACAAATGACCGACAACGAAAAGTTCAATTGCGCCCTCGATCTCTTCATTGAGTCTCTCTATAAGCCTGACCATGAGCTTCGCAATGAGGCTCGAGGCTTTGAAGGCCTTGACGAGCTTATTCGCATCCGAGACCTAGCTGCCACGTTTTGCAAGGAACTTCGCAGGTAGGTTCACCAGGGACCGTCTTTCCGCATAATAATCTCGTAACAAACTTTTTACCGTGCTTCAGTTCAACAACGAAGCCACTACTAACGATTCGGACTGGGTGATCGATGGCTCTAGCAAAGCTCGCCTCGTCACAGCAACTCCGGATCTTGACCGAACTGTCGGTTATGTCGCTCGGGTCTCATCTAAGAATCAGGAGAACCCCTCCGTTTCTGGTCTTCTTCGCTATTGCGCTAAGTTCGGCCATTGGTCGGTCTTCGAGCAAGGAAGTTTGACCATTGAGGTCGTGACTCCACTCGCCATAGCCATTCAGCTTCTTCGCCACCGCTCATTCTGTTTCCAACAGTTCAGTGGTCGCTATCAAGACCAAAAGGCCATGACGCTCATGACTGACGGTTTGCCAACGTCAGAGCATGACCTATTCTACATGCCGCCAGTAGCTCGCATGCAGGATACGACCAACCGTCAGAACTCCATTGTTCTTGACGACGATCACGTCACTGCTCTCATGCAAGGTGCCGTCGAGGACGCCATGCTTGCTTCCTTCAAAGCCTACAATAAGCTTCTCACCCTCGGCATCGCCAAGGAAGTCGCACGCTTTGTCCTTCCACAAGGAACCTACACCCGTCTCTACGTCACCGGTAACGCTCGCTCGTTTATCCACTATTGTGATGTCCGTGACGACGAAGGCGTAGCTCAACTTGAGCACGTCGAACTCGCTCGCGCTATTCGCAAGGTGTTCGCAGCCGAATGTCCGTTGATCGCGGAGGCAGTGTGGCACTGAGAGAAGAGCATTTTAAGTTAGACACAAGCCCATCGCCGCTGGTCATCAAGGACTTCATGGTTCTTTGTTGGAACGTCTTCGGTTATCTTCAAGACCTTCGGCATCTATACTCGCCTGAGCTCCTCGACAAAGTTGCTAAGGCGGTTTGGGCTATCAAGCTCAACAGGGGTCCAGACATGCTACCACGCCACGACTACAGAGTCGTTGTGGTTTCCGACAAACGATTTATCGACTCGGGAACCTATTGGCGAGGAGTCGAGGTCCTCAAAGACGAACGTATCGAGGCTTGTTGGGAAGAATATTGCGAAAAGAAAGGACTTGACATTGATGCAACTCCTACCGGCTACAAAGGAAACCGACGAGACAAAGACGATGGCTTTTACCGAGTTCACCAAATTGGTTGGGAGTACGCGACCAAGTACCTCCCGTGCTTCAAAGAAGAAGGGTACGAGGCTGATGATTGGGCTGGCGCGCTTTATCGAGAGGTTCGCGACGGGACTGACAAGGTTCTTAGGGACCGCCAAAAACTTTTGTTTACCATCGACCGTGACTGGTCTGGTCTCGTGGATGAGGACAAGAACATTTGGTGGGCGAACACGCGCTACCCTGGACCTCGAGAGCGCATACAAGAGCGGCTTGCTGGTGAGGACCAAGTCATCCTACACACGCAAATGAAAATGGGTTATGACATCGGTCATCCTATCGAAATCTTTGCTGCTAAAGCTGAAGCCGGAGAACTTGGAGACAACCTTCCTCCTGGGGCCCCTATCGAGTACATCGACCTAACGGAATTCCATCCCAAGTATAAGCTGGAGAACATCGGCCAGTGGGAGAGCTTCCAACAAGAAGTCAGTAATCCCGAGCCTAATATCAACCACGACCATTACGAGCAAGCATTAGCCGCTTTACAAAAGATTGGTCTTACGGTTCCGTCACCTTGGTTAGGGTAAGACTGCTTGTGATGATCACATAGGTCTTGCGTGGCGAACCTTCTTTCAACAGCTACTTCGGTAAACAACGCCGTCACGGCTGTTCAAAACATAGATGTTTCGGGCAAGGCCTTAACGAATTTAGGTATCAATGCGGCTCTCTCGGCCGCTACTGCCGTTACTTCCGGTCAAAACCCTTTTACCGCCGCCGCAAACTCAGCGATCGGGTCCGTACCAGGGGCATCTCCAATCGCCTCGGCTGCTAACTCAGTTCTCGGGGCCCTCGGTTCTCCACTTGCTGGAGCAATCGGAGGTCCTTCCGGCACAAAACCGCAAGCACTCCACACTGAGTATGCGGCAGGCCCTGCCGATTGGTCAAAGCCATACGGCGCCGGAACCGACATCATCTTTTACTTGATGAGGGCTGATGGAGGAGGCGAAGCGGGTGGAAGCAGCGAAGGAGGCGGCGGAAACCCCACAGTTGCCGGGGATGCCGGTGGAGCGCCCGGAAGTTTAGGTTCAGGTGGAACTGGACTTGGAGTTACAGGTAGAGACACCAGCAAGGACCAGGCCAAAGTTGGCGCGGATATTTCAGCTGGACCTGGATTCCCTGACGGGATGCAGTCAGTTATGAGCCAGGTTGCAAGCGCAACTTCGGTTTCGACGTCTGTGTCTAGACTCACTGCCATCACTCCTAGTCTCGCTGGGCCTTTTACGGGCATTATTGAAGAGTTAAGTACGTCAGACGGCTACTACACTTCAGCCACTTCTGCGGTTATGAGTTCTAAGCGAGATAACGTTATCAGCGCAATACGGGCAACCGCAGCCATCAATAACTTAGGTAACACCCTTGACAACTCAAGGGCTGCCTCAGAAGCATTCTTTCATAAGACTCTTAATACCGCCTTTGACGCTTCGGAGGAAATGAGTCTTTCCAATGTGCCTGTTTCAGAGCTAAGCTCTCACTTGGCTTTTAGAACTGGAGGAATTACCTCCACGACAGACTTTATCGCAGGCATCAATGATGGCTTGCTTGGCTTTACTTCCACTAGCTCTGCAGCTGAAGCAGCGCGTACTGGCCCACAGGGTACTCTTAAGAAGAAATCATGAGCGCAGAAGGTATTCCAAGCGAATGGTATTTTATTCTACCACCACAAGACGTTTCTTGGACAAAAGGATCGGTCGCTAAAGAGGTCGCCACCTATGGCACCAACAACCCTTATCTTAATTACGGGACTACGAAACTTCGTAAGCTCACGTTAGGTAATGCCATGGTCGAAGGCTTCTCTAACGCAATGCAGGTCGAGGACAATGTCGTTCAGCTTGAAGCATGCATGCGAATGGTCATTGATGAAGAGACCGGCTATGCATCTCCCTACTGTTGGCAGGCATTTGCGGGAAATAAGTCTTACGGCACATTTATCATAACGAATGTTAACGTAAAGGAAGAGCTCAGAGATATGAGTGGAAATGCCACTAGAGCCTTCGTTGACATTGAGCTTCAAGAAGTCCCTCCTTATCAAGTGTCGTCAGGCACCGACATCACCTCAACAGCCACAACTGGAGGATTCGACCCGGCTTTCGAGCAACAAGCTGCTTCTCAGGCAGCTAAGCAAGATGCGGCCGTAGCTAATGCCCAAGGTGGAGGTAATAACGGAAGCCCCAGCGGCGGTGGTTCTCCAGGAGGGCAAACCCCGGCTGGGTCGGCTGGCGGCGAAACCTTTGACCAAAGCACGTCTTTGAGCGAGGATCCCCGAACTCGGGCGATTACGTCTAGTAACTCAGCGGGAGGTTGATAAATGGCTGAAGAACTAAAGCTAGTTGGGTCGTTTAAGGACGACATAACCCCAAAACTAAAGAAGCTTGACCGCGAAATAAAGGCAGTTACAAAAAGCTTTTCGAAGATGCAGCGTAAGCTGCGTCCCATTGCAAAGGACATGGGCGTGCTCGCCATGGCCTCAGAAAGAGTGGCAAATGGCTTAAAGACCCAAAGAACAGGTCTCGAGTCTAACATCAGGGCACTCAACCAATATAAGTCCTCCCTAGGTAAAGTTGTTTCTGCTCAAAAGAGGCTTAAGCCTACTGCCTTGCCAACTCCAAGGACCCCTGGGCCAGGAGGAAGGCCCTCCGGGCCGTCAAGCGGCGCAGCGATGGCTGGGGCCGGTGCTTTTGGCGTTACGTTGGGCTCTACGCTGTCAAGCTACATTCAGCAAGGCCTTATGATAGGCTTCGACTATGGTCGAACAATCATTATGGGCGCTTTCAATCAGTTCGGTCAAATGATCGGAGAGCGGATTGAAGACGAGATGTCTGACATCCAGTCTGCTGGTGGTATGTATGCTCTTGATAAGAAACAAGACCCATCTGCAAGGCTTTTCGCTAACTTCACGCAAGCTCGCAACATGCAAGAGCTCTTGAACAGAGAGCTGGCAAGGTCTGCAGCGGCGTTACCTGGTGCGACAAGCGACTATGTTCAGTCTGCAAAGCAGTTGACTGACACGGTGTTTGCTACCTTTGCTAAGGACAAGTCGGCTTTTGCTGAGTTGGCTGTAAGTTTAGGAGGAAAAGAAGGTGGAACAGATACTGAAAACATAACTAAGGTCCTATCGAAGTTTACTGAGCAGTCAGTTCTCCTGTCGCAAGGTGCTGGTAAGGGCGGAATGCCTTTAGGCATGCTGCTTGAGCAGCTTGTTACGATGGAGCAAGTCAACGTTGACTCTATGAAGCGGCGTTATGCACAGCTGAGGAAAAACCCTCTGCTTGCAAACATGTTGAAAGACGCAGAAGAAGCTATCAACGCGGCTGGGGCCGGAAGTGCTGAGCGCTTCAAGGCTGTTATGGATGCTCTGAATAACGCCCTTCCAGAAGAAGTCGTAAACTCCATGCGACGGTCTGTTGATGGTGTAAGAGAGTCTATTCGCTCAGCGTTTCTAGACCCAGAGGTTGGTCTTCTTGGGCTTGGGCGTCCTTTAAGCAGTACGGTAAAGTCGATCAACGCCTTTGGCCAATTTATTGATGAAAATGGTAGAGTAGTTCGTAACGCAGCTGATGCGGCTGAAGAACAAACCACGGTATTTAAGCTAATTCGCGACATTATGGCGGGCTTTGGCTTGCCACTATCAGAAATCGCAACCATTCTCCCTCAAGTTTTTGACCCTCTAGAGGGACTTGCTAAAGGCTTATTTAAGCTTAGAGAGAAAGCGGTTGAGTTCGCTCAAATGTTCGACCGTTACTCTAACTTCTTCAAGGACCAAGGTTTTGAGGACAGTGGCATCCGCGCATCTCTCGCTGCGTTTACCAACTTTATGGCGGATCTCGGTGGCATTACTGAGACCGAGAGAATGGCGAATATAGATGAGCTGTTCAAAAAGGATATCGATTTCAAGACGCTTGTTCCACGCATCCTGCAGCAAATCTTAGACTCTCCGATTGCAGAAATGTTCGGTGAGGCTATTGGTAGCGTGATGGGTAACATCATCTCTACTATTGCAGATATCATGACCGGCGTGCTAAACAACGCTGAGACTTCTGGCTTGGCGAAAGGCTTTATGAAAGCTTGGAACGCGGCCGGTGGAACAGAAGCTATCAAGACTATCTTCCAGCACATCTTCTCCACGATGGGCAAGCTTCTTCTTATGGCCGTACAAAACTTCCCTGTGGAGTCATTTGTTGTGGCGCTCATTGCCCTTGCCCCAGCAATAATCGCGGGCCTTTCTACCGCGCTAGCCTTGGCTTTGCCCCAAATGCTTGGCGCCTTGTTTGCCGGTGGTTTAGGAGCAACCATTTCTGGTTGGCTCGGCGCGGTTGGCCCCGCCATGGCCGGTATCAGTGCGGCATTTACCGGAGTTATCGCTCCAGTGCTGGCTGTGGCAGGCGCTATCATGGGTCTCGTTGCCATTTTCCGCCACCTTGACTTTATTCTTAGCTCCTTCGGTCACGCAATCGTGATGGTAGGGAAGCTAATCGAAGCCGGCTTCCTGACCATCATCGGAAACATCCTTAAGTTTGTTGGTAACATCCCAGGAATGGGAGGCCTTAAGGACAAAGGTCAAGCGATGCTTGATAGGGCAGCCGCGGCTAGTGCCGAAGCCAGCGAGAGAATGGATGCCATCAACGAAAATACCGCGCAGTCTCTGCAAAGAACCGCAAGCGACTTCGAGAAGATGGGTAACTTCTTCAAGGGTCGTGGCTTTGTTTCCAACGAGGAAGCGGGAGTCAGCCCAGGAGCTGGGGTCCAGGCTAACAGCTTTGATGGTGCTGGGGCCGCTCTTAACGGGGCTACTGAGACCATCAAAAACTTCTTCTCGAATACTATTCCAAATGCGATCCAGACTAGCCTTGCAGCTACTGGCAACTTCATCTCACAAACAATTCCTCAGGCCTTCTCCAGCGCCCTCAAGGGAATAGAGAAGTTCTTTATCGAGGACATTCCTTATGCCATCGGCTACGCTATTGGGTACACCACTCAGGGTATCAAAAACGCCTTTGATGGTCTAATCAACTTCTTCCTAGCCCTCCCCGCTATTCTTGGTAATGCTTGGAACGGCGTCAAGACTTGGGTCGAAAGCATCCCTAGCCAAGTCATCAGCCTTTTCTCCGTGATTGGCCAAGCGGTTCGATCCGCTATGGACCTTATCAAGCAGGCATTTATGGACTTCGTGGCCAGCCTACAAGGAGTGCCAGGTCAAGTTGGTCAAGCTTTGAGTGGCATCGGTTCAAGTATCGTCAACTGGGTTACGGGCCTACCAGGGCGCGTCGCGGCGGCGTTTGGTAGTGGTTCTACGGCCGGACAGCAGTCGGCCTCGTCGTCCTATAATGGCAACACGTCCCGCACGTCATCTCTCGGCGATGCAATCGCCAGCGAAAATAAAAACAAGCCAGCTGGTTCTCACCTCGTCATTGCTAACTCTAGTGAAGCAGTTATCCCAGCGGCTACAGGATATGTTCCACGCGGCTTTAACGGCGGTGGTGGTGGAGACATTAACCTCGGCGGTATCACAGTCAATGTTTCAGGCGTCGAGGACCCCAGGGTTATCGCCGATCAAGTCGCAGAAGAAATCCTTCGCGCTATCACCAAGAACACCTACACTGAAATCTACTCAACATGATAGGGACCCTCACGCAAGCCTATGTCAACGTTATGTGGGGAGGCAACAACTTGTCTGCCTTCGACGATGGGACGGGCGAACTTCAGTGCTTGGCTCAGCATGTCGCGATAAGGCTAAACAAAGGCGAGTCAGCACCTGAATGCACATTCGAAATTTCACCTAATCCCATTGGCTTTAGCCTGTTTCAAAAGCTAAAGGCTGAGGCGTTGTCTGAACCGTTTATAGTTACGATCGGATATGTGGATGGTTCGTCTTTTACCAACGCATTCCGCTTTGCTGGGATGGACATGACAACAGGTCATGACCCTAAGCTCGAAATCACCGGAGTCAGCGTTATAAAGGGATGCTGGACTGACAACAAAATCTCCTACACAATGGAGGAACCGATCACCCTCGCTGAGTTCCCTGCGTTTCTCCAAGAAAAGGCGGGAGCTTGCGCCGCTGATCTGAAGCCCATATTTGTAGGTGCTGCTGCCACCGAAGCGGCAGCTATTGAAGTCAAGGCAAACCAAACTCAAAGGACGCCTCACACCATCTTGATGGACACGCTCAGGCCCCATGGTATGGACCTCCAAGTGGGAGACACTGCCTTTAGTGGAGAGCTCATTATAAGTTACACACCGAACAAAGATGGCGAGACAGAGGAAGACAAGCCGGTAACCCAAGACGGCACCCAGCCTGCTGCTCCTGCTCAACGTATGGTTTACGTTCTTGGGCCAGGTCTAATGGAGAACTTTACACGCTCTCAGTCATTCAAGTTGGGACAGACGGAGACCTCGAGGGCCGCCTCGACAACCTCCACTCAGTCCAACGAGACCGAGCAAGAGGAAGTGGTTCAGCCGGGGTCAGCTCCTCAGGAAACCGCTGCGACGCAGGAGACTACCACTGCAACTAAAGGCAAAAGCAATCCCTCTACAGCAGAGACTGGCATTGTGACACCAAGCGGAGTAGACAAAGAGGCTCGTCAAGCCTTCTCGTCTATGCTTACGTCTAAATGTAAATGCAACGTTCTCATGGTTCCCTACCTGGTGGGCATCAAGCCGCGTGACATTCTCGTGGTGCCATCTTTGGCAGGTCCTGGGTCCTTTGTGGAAGACTGGGAAGTAGAAGATGTGTCCTATAAACAAAATGAAGTGGGCGGCGTGTTTGTAGATATAAGCGGAACTCGCCCATTTACCGGCGAAGAGCCTTTCCTTGACAGCGCCACACTCTCTGAGGTTCAAGGCATTTGTGCTGGCCTCACAACTCCAGCACTGTGGAATCGTTTTTACTGGATCCAAGGCCCAGAAGCTGACTATCCATTGGCTGCCTGAGTTTACTTTTTGGCTCTGAGGTTATTATAAATTTGTTCACGCCAAGCAAAACGGCTTGGAGTTACGTGAACAACCGTAAAACCCTACACGACCAAAAGTCAAAATGAAAAACTGCAAAGTAGACGTCAACCTGTCCGACCGTAACCGCGCTCGCTTAGAGTCACGTTCTTACGAGTCCAACTACACAGACGTTCCTAACCGCGCCCTCCCTGAGAGCCTGAAGGCTGAATTGGGAGTCATTTATGAAGCGCTGACTGGAGACGACCTCCCTGAGGACAGCAACACGTTCACTGTTCGAGCCGACAGTGGCACATTCAAACGGCTCTATAGCCCGACAGTGTTCAGCACTGAAGGTAACGCTGGCGTTATTATCCGTTGGGGTGATCGCGACATCCCCGTGACTCTTGCCTCAGGCAAGGTGAGTGTGGAAGGCGCAGCGGCCAAAACCAAGTTCGCCTTCAAAGACGACACCATCGGTAAGTACGAAGAGCCCGTGCTCAGCGTGTCCATCGCCAAAGATGGCACTCTCTACACCATGCCCTTCCCCGTCCGTTCGGCTGACTGGGAGAACCGCGTAAATGGTGACATCCTCGACGCTTTGCTCGAAGAGTCTCCTGAGAAAATCGCTGAAAACCTCGCTATTGCTGGTGATCCTAGCAAGCGTGGTGAAGGTGGTCCTCGCCTGAATGGCTACATCATCAAGGTGTCTGAGATGCCTATCGGTTCCTATTCTCTGACGGCTTATCGCCCTCGTGAGACTCAGTACGGCACCGACTACCTCATCCAAGCCGTGATCGAAGAGCCCTTCGTGGCTAACACTCGCGTCAAGGACGAAGTGACCGATGAGTGGGGTGACGCTGAGGTAGAAGTCTCCGGCTTCTGCATCGTCAAGCCTAACACCGCTCTGAAGAAGCTGCTTGCTGCTGACCCCATCATCTCCGATGAGTCTCCAGCCACGCTCTCTGTGTTCGAACATGGCGAGTACAACGGCTTCAAGACCGCTAAAATTGGTCTCAAGTGCACAGCATTTGTGGAAGATGACTCATCTTTTAGCCTCGACTTCTGATGTCTAACACCTGGTATCTTGTCATTTTGGTTGTGGCAGCATTCATTCTGCTTTATCCAAAAGACGCTGAGATGACCACGGTTTATATAGAGCTGCAGCTTAGAAAGCTGTGGCTCTTTTTTCGTATCTGGCCTCAGTTTCAACTTATCCGCTGGCGCATGATGTTCATGCAATGGCGCATCCGCTACAATAAAAACAACCACCCTAGCAAGACAGAATGACAGACCGCTTCTCAGGCAAGAGCTTCTCCGACCCTCAAAGCGAAGAAATAACGAAGACCGTAAAGGCCCGTAAATTCGCTTCCAAGAAAGACGAGAAAGACGATAAGAACAAGGCACCGACAAACTTGTCGGAGCTTTACTCTAAGGGCATTGAGCACCTCAAAACATTCAACTTTACGGTTGAGCTCGACGAAGGCGGCGACCACGTTCGTCACCGCATCCTGAGACCAGCACCGCCGCAGCAAGTGCTCGGCATTACCTATCCTGGCTCATTCCAACCGCTACAAGATGTCTCCAGCCTCGAAGACTTTACTCGCATCGAGCGAGCGTTCGAGTCCGCTGAGTCTGAGGTAAGAGACTTCTGGACGCCTCTATTCCGGCCGAAAGGCGGAGAGACCGACCTTGGCAACTTTGCTGAGCGTCTGCTCAAGATGAAGCGCATCCAGCAAAACATCTCAATCCATGAGACTCTAGACTATGGTCATTCATTCGACCCAGATGGATCCCTCACTGGCAACCAGGCTGTTCGTTCTCCTCGGGTATGGGTTCCTGCTCGTAGTTGGTTCGACTCTGCTCTCCGCGCGGTCACGCTGAAAGACGTCTTCACTATCTTCCCGGAAGCTGAGTGCGAGATGCTCAAGATGATTATCGGTCGCGTTGGTGTTGGTCGCTCCAATCATAGGCCACCCAACTTTCTAGAGCCCATCGACCACACCGCTCGTATGGCAGCAGTCATCGTCGGTAAGGATGCTGGTCTCGGTAAGTCAACGGTGTTCAATGGAATGACAGCTGCATTCTCGAAGTGCGGTTTCATGACTCACACTTTCAAGTCCACTGAGGACCGTTTCGGTCTGAAGGCAGCAGCTCTTGCTGACATCGCCTACAAGGATGATACCGCTATGAGGTCACTAAAGGCCTTCCTCGCTGCGGAAGAAACCAAGATTCTCATCACCAACGGCCTGTTTCAGACGGAAGAAAAGTTCCAAAACTCTGAGCAAATCTGGCCTAAGTGCGTGATGCTAGTCAACTCAAATGACTGGGACGCTCACTTTGCCTATGACTTGGACCCTGGCATCATCGACCGCATCAAGATCCTGAGCACCTACCGTGAGTACGAAGTCCGACAAAACCGAGACAAACTGGCTGGCACGCCTTCGGAAGGCACACCAGACTTGCGCCCCAGAGCTCACATCCCTTATCTTGCTGATAAACTTGGTGTTAGCGCTGACGCTCTTTATCTTTGGTGTCTTCGTCTCGCAACTGATCGATTCTACGAAATCATCACTGACACGGTGGACCCAACAGTCAACCGGCTCCAATACGAAGTCCGCTACTGGACCACTCGACAGCGCATCCGCTTCAAAGCCGACACCTCCCAAGCGCTCGTAAACGCCATGGCGATGGCCGCTGCTATTCGCAATGGAGATAAGCGCTACACAATGCCAGAGCTCACACCAGACGTGCTTGCTCGACATCTCAAGGATCTCCAGTTCCTAGGCCTCGACAAGTCAGGTAAGCAGCTGATGACCAAGATGAAGGCTGACTGGGAGGAACAAGGTCGACCCGGCACTCACTTCTATCAAGGTCTTCGCGAGATCCGCTGGGAGTCCGTGCAACTTGCCATCGAAGCCCATGTCAATGGTGCTCACTTTGGTTCGAAGACACCAGCCGAAGCCATCAAAGAAATCATGGGTAAGCTTGTCATGCGTGACGGCTTCAAAATTTCAACCGGCATCAGCTACGTCATCGAAGACTGGAATCACGCTCGGTTTGCTCTTGGAGATGTTCAAGAGACGGCAGACCGACTCCGCTCCACTCTCACTGAGAGTCAAAGCGACAGGTTCTGTGACCGCTCTATCCAAGCCTCGATGGACTGGATCCACGATCCGGACTATTCACCTGACAGAGCTGAGGAACTTCGTCCTGACATGGAGTGACATGCTCTCAGCACAAGACTACATCGACCAATGGAAAACAATGAATGAAGAGTTTGTCGAAGAAGACACGCCCTTCATCATTGACGTTCCTTCTTTAGAAGCCACCAAACAATGGATCACGGAAAGCAATGAGCCAACAACCAAAACTTCCGAACCGTCTAATGAACGACGAGAGGAAAAAGAAACCTCCGACGCCTGAGAGGCTCACTGAGAGCACCGTTCAGGCATAATAAATAAGTTCACCTCACCATCTGGGTAAAACTACATGACACAAACGACTGCGGTGCTTCAGGCGCTGCCTGAAACCTTGGACGCCTTTCAATTCGAGCAGGAAAAACAAAAGAGACTACACGAAGAGCTTGTTGCTGACGGCTATTCTGTGGCTGATGACCCTGCCAATCTAGAGCAGAGCATCGGTGAAGTCCGCGAAGTAGAATGCTTCGTAGAGATGTGGACCCCGCGTCTTCTTTGCAAACTGTTTGTTAAAGGCACCGAGGACCTCGAGCACTCATTCCACCTTGTACCACTACATCAGCTGGTGAAATGGGGCTATGTCGTCCCTCAACCGGGAACTCTGTTTCGCACGAAGTTCATCATTGGAGTTCGTCGCGTAAGTGACAGCGAGTTCGTTCCCGCATTGAGGCTACCCCTAAAGTAAGTCATGAACACCATCGATCGTCTCCTCGAGAACCTTGCGAAGGAAGTCGAGCTTTACGGTCGAAGTGGTTCAGAGAGCATTTATCTACCAAATCTCAGCTTTACCGTTGAGAACGAGGACTTCCAGTATCCCTCAGCAGCCGACTTAGACGGCGCAATAGTTGACGTGGACTGGTTCCTAAAGTGTGCTAATAAATACGGAACAATTCCCCATCCCTGCCCTGATAAGAGCTTTTGGCTCCGCATCTTTGGCGAGGACGCTCAGCCCTACGGCGCCGCGTGGAATCTCCGAACTCTCAGAGACCATTTCGACAAAGACCTTTACACTAGACGGGCGGTTCTTATGAACCCTCGTTCTGCAGACACTCCGCCCTGCATTCTAGCTTATCACTTCTATTGTGATAGGCATCGAACAATGGATGTCACAGTTTCAATGAGAAGCAGTGATGTCAAAAAGGTGTTGCCACAGGACCTGCTAATGACGTGGTTCCTGCTGAAGCACATTGCCAACGACAACTTTGTCGACATGGGCAACATCACCTTTAACATTTCTAACGCTCACGTCTACTACGAAGATTGTGAGTGGCAAGAGGAAAACACGATCGACGGCCTCGACTGAGTTCACCGCCTGTCCATTCCTCTCATAATAAACTTGTCCAATTACTAAACAACTATGGCAGCATTTGAAAACGGTGGCTTCAACTACGTACAATTTATTGACGAAGGGTTTGCTTCTCAGTCAAAGTACGGTAAAGCCGCAGGAGATAAGTACACTCCGGAAGAGCTTCAACGTGTAGATACGTTGCTTCGTCTCACTGACGGCGCTCCTGACACACTCGAAGCCATGAAGGAAGCGTTAGACTTCCGTTACAAAAAGATTATCGAGCACTTTGGTCACCTCAATGAGGAAAGCATCGAAGCTCGCGTCTACGTCCCTCGTCGGTCGTGGAAAAACAATGAGCCTTCGTTCCTCGACAATGACGAGCTTCGCGCTGAGTTTGTGGCGGAACTTTTCGACATTCTGCTGTTCCACCGAGCCATTCTCGCCTATGCAGGAGTGACTGGCGAAGAGTTCGCACAAGCAGCAGCCGATAAGATGAACTACAACTCTACTCGTCCTGACCATAATGTTAACGGAGGGGCTGAGGCTGAGCAGGACCCCGCAGCTGAGCTCCAAGGTGACTGTCCATCTGCCGCATTCCGCCAATATGAAGCGACGGGGCCTAAGTTTAGCGCAGGTTTCTAATGAGTTTATGTATTGGTGCCCAAACTGTTTTGGGCACTTTGGCAACAGTTGGTGTCGGCGTAGCAACACCAGACGAAGTTAGAACCTACGTTGGACTTTATGGTGCTCCGATCGAGGGTGATCAAGTTTCTTTAGAGCAGCCCGCGGGAACATTTGGGATTGAGCATGATGCCACCAATCACATTAGGTTGTTTGGAGAACATCACTCTTCGCCGATGTCTTGTCAAGACGACCCTGGACTGAACATGGCTGGTGTTAAGTTCCTTGCGCCGCTATCATCTCAAACAACCGCCTATGCTGGCGTTGCTGTTCATAACGAAGGATTTGATAGTAACAACATTTTAAGGAACCCGATTGTCATCGCCGGCATTGAGGCTGGGTCAGATGGCGTTAAATTGTACGCTGAATATATGACTGACACCTATAATTTCGATGATGGTCGAGTTCAAACTGGGATTAAGTTTTTCTTTAGATAACATGATCAAGTTTGCTCTAACCGTAGAGGATTTCACCATCATCCAAAATGCCATTCACTACTACAAACATGTAGAGAAACGTGGCAACTTTAAGGCTTACGACGTCGCAAGATGCGAGGCCTTACGTGACAAACTCGCAGACCAAATGGTTCATGGAATCAACGACGCAGACAGTGACGATGAAAGTAGAGGACCTGATGAAGGTCCTTGGCTGGGACCCTGGTGACGAGATCGTGGTAGAAGTCGGAGGCACAGTCGTTTCCGGCATTCATCAACCACCCGACGCCAACCCTAAGTGGTCACGCCAATTCGGTGACAGAGGCTACAACAAAGAAGCCTTTATTGTTGTCAAAAACAAGACACGAAGTCCCATCGTCCCGTCCCAACCACAACCCACGGAGGAAGCTAATGACTGAAGAACGCAAACCTCTTTGGTCCTGCCCTTACTGCAACGAGAAACGCTATAGCGTTATCGGAGCGATGGGCAGTGCCCAACACGTACGAGAACACCACCCGGACAAAACAGGATCCTATGAAGAAGCTCTTCGCAAGCATTATCGCGTCGATGACCCTAGTGTCACCGGTGATCGCCCAGCCTGAAGTCAGACCTTTCACTCTCGCTGCACAAGGATGCATGAAGCTCCTTGAGTGCACAGAAGACGTCGAGAAAGTCGAGAACTTAGCTGACATTGTAGCTTACTACCAAGATGATCGAGCTGACTTTTCGCAAGTTGGTGACGAGGCTGGAGAAATCCTCAGCGGTCTCAAGGCAAGTGGAGTCGAAGTCTACATGGCTGACGGTCGCTACTTCCCTTTGAACACGCGCGGAGTCTATTACACAGACGACAACCGCATGTTCCTCAACGCCGCAGCCGTCGTCAAGCCTCATGTGCTCATCAACCTTTTACGACACGAGGGTTGGCATGCGGCCCAGGACTGCATGGCTGGAGGTATCGACAACACCTTCATTGCAGTCATTCACCTTCCATCGACTGTTCCACAAATGTGGCAAAACATGGCGGAGAGACTCTATCCTCCGCAGGTCGTACCTTGGGAGGCTGAAGCAAAGTGGATGGGAGCCACTGAGCAGGAAACTGCAAATGCTCTCGCCGTCTGCGCAGCAGGCCCAATGTGGGAGACATACGAGCCGACCCCGATGACAGGAGAATGGCTCAGAGATAACGGTCACATGTGACAGTAAGGGAAGTGGCACAAGGACTGTGTACTTCCCTTTCATTTTGTGTTATTATTAAAATAAGCTAACAAACCTACTATGACACAAACAACTTACGAAGTCTGGGCCGGTTTCGACATTGACGAACTGGAACTCATTCGCACCTTTGAAACGGAAAAGGAGGCCTTTGCCTCTGCTGAAAACCTCTACGATGCTTATGACATTGTCGAAATCATCGAGGACTGTAACTGAGATTCTGAATGAACAACTATCTAAACATCCCAACTGAGCCTCAAGATTGGTGCAACAACCCTCGGGCTTACCGAAAACACCAACTTCTACTGATAAAGTTGGCTGATTATCTTCTAAGTGAAGGCGAAGCCGTTGAGCTTCCTCAAGAAATCAAAGGTCGTCATGATAATGGGATAGACCTACTTGTGGGTAGGAATAGAGTGGTCATCGACCTCAAGTCCTTCTGGCTCACTCGCGGACCGAACTCCCGAACCTGGATGTCGAGCTATCACGCCTTCACTGAAGGTCGCAAGTCTACTTGGGACGGTAAAGCGACAGAATACTATGTGCACGCTGACTTCACCGTCCCTGTGGAGCAGTGGCTTGTTTGCGACGCCAGCGACCTTCACCTTTCTAAGTTCGCGAAAGGCGCTCCCTACTATCCTCCAAGCTCAGTTCAAACCGTTAAGTCCTTCTTGAAACAATGCGTATTCTGATTACCGGCATCACTGCCCTCCACTGCACAGAAGACTACTACCTCAGACAGCAACTAAAGGTGGTGCCGTCAGAGGCGGCTCTCGTCCCTATCCTTAGAGAGATGGGTCACACCGTTGAGCAGCGGGCTGTCACCTGGGGTGAAGACCTCGATGCTTATGATAGAGTCATTACCTACGTCTGCGGGACTGACTCCTTCGTTGCTGCACATACCACTGGCGCACTCTGGACTCTAAAGCGACCTGATACTTTGCTTGCCTTTGACGATTGGCAGACCGACCGTTCCATCCAAGACGGCACGTTCAAGCATGAAGCCAAATGGAAGGAGACATTTTCAAAGCAAATGATGGGTATGGATTCCCAGCGCGAAGAGCTCGATGCTCTCCATCACGACTGGTGCAAAGACCGTCACATTCTCTCGCCCATGTTCTCTAACGGCAACATGGACTATCTATTTGCCAAAACTCGGCGCAAGAAGGGCGATTGGCTGGCGGACCAGAACATCACCATCCACGGCTACGACCCTAACCCCTGGCTGCCGGGTCGGGTTCCCGAGGATCAGGTGGACCCCTCTGACCGCAAGATGGAGTGGATCGTTGCAGGTTTGAACCAGACAAGCCGATCCTATATGAACAAGTTCAAGCCAAACCTACCCGTCATCGAGCTGGGCGGTCGTGGTGCGAATGGAGTTCGAATGACCGAGCCTGAAGCCATCGAATGGTTCGGAAACTATTGGCTTCATGGGATGCCCGGATACGCTCACGCTGGTTCTGGCTGGTGGCGCTCCCGTCCCTCTCAGCTTGCAGGCCACGGCGTCGTGACTTATTGCGATCCGAAAGAGGGTGCTGTTTATGGTCCGTCTTGGGTCATCGACGACCCCATCGCTCTCGAGGATGCAACTCCTACTGAGCTGATGCACCTTGGCCAACAGCAAGCAGCCGAGTTTTTCCACCGTCATCCCATAGATGACACGGGCAAGATGCTTGCCTCTACTGCCGTAGAGGTGTTTCTTGAGGGTAAGAACTAACATTGGAGGACTTATGACATTCTACGTAACTCAAGACTTCAAGGTTTACGACACCACCAGGTCCTTTAGGCGACTTACCCCGATGCAAAGGGCTAACTTGATGTGGAACGCCCGTGACCTGTGGGAGGCTAACTTCGGACCTCGTAAGGGATCCCCTCTTCCAGAAGTAGTAGCCGAAGTGATAGAACCTAAAGACACCTTAGGAGCGGTAACACCATGAGTCAGCATAGCGGTTACATTAGAGACGAGGCTCTTTGGGAGTTTACACGCTGTCAACGTGCGGACGGCACCTATTATGGCACCGGTGGTGTGTGCCGAAAGGGAGTGCAGTCTGATAAAGTCGATGAAGTCAAAAGGGCTCTTGCCGCCACTCAAGAGGAGTTCAATGCCGAGTTCTATCCAAAGGCTCAAGCCTTGTTAGACGCAAATGCTGCGGCTTATGAGGAAAGAGTTAGCGGTACGCCTCGGTCAGAGCTGAGTGCCGCTGATAACATGATGATCACGGCCGCACGTAGGATGGAGATCACAGTTGAAGACTATAAGGAGCTAGCTGGTACCAACGCTGAAGCCGCCGCACAGCTGAAGTCTACAAAGGAGCTCTTTGATGACATGAAGTGGAGAATGGCCAATGACCAGGTCTTCGTGAGTGAAGGAACGTTGCGTGGATGGTACGAAGGGAAGGACATGTCCAAAAAGGCAAATGACATCTTCCCAGAGCAAGCCAAATCGGCTAAGTTCGGACAGTCCAAAGCTTCTATTGGAGAACACGCCCTTCCTACTGCGGTGTTGAAGCAACAGCTCATGGAGCAAAACTTTGCGGGTCATCCCCAACTCGCGAGCTTTGTCATGCGACGGAACTTTCTGTCGTGGGTGGATGGTCCTGCAGACGCCAGGATGACCACCGCTGGGTACCGCTCGAAGACTCCCGACCCAAATGACGTGTTTGCCCGCTATAAAGCCGCGTCAATCAAGGCTCTTCCTGTAAAAAGAGATGGAGGTTTGATGACAGGCGACGGTAGAGGCATGAACACTAAGAGGTGGATGGAAAGCGCGGCTGCCGCCCGAGAGCGGGGAGAGTCCTTCGAGGACTGGGCATCCACCGTTATCGAGTTCTAAGTTCACTCGACCTGGCCCTTAGGCCATAATAAACTCACACACACAAACCACGTATGAAGAAAGCAATTTGGCTAAACCCTGTAGCAACGGGGTCGTGCTCCCTTGACGTCAGCATCAATCCACACGACGTCGACTGGTTGGGGCACAGTGAAGTGTTACGCCGTCAGGGATACGAGGTGTTCCTGCATGAGCCTTTCAAGTTGAAGAAGAAGTGGTCATCATACGAGCCCAAACTATTCACCGAGGACCTTCCTGGGTTCAAGGCAGACCTTATTTTACTCAGTGTCAGTCCCTTCATTGGCGACTATGCCGGGTGGAAGTACCATGAGGAGATCAAGAAAGGGACATCACGCGCTAAGAACCTAGACGACGTCTGCGACTTTTTGGATGCCCACGAAGGAGACCTCCACGTCTTCATTGACGACCCGAGACCGGCTTTCCAGTCAGTGTTCCTCAAGGAACCTAAGATGCCACACCGCATCTTCGACCACATCCGTAAAGCAAAGTTGGTGGTTGCAGACCCCTTGTTTTTGAGAGAGGAGCTGAGAGACCGCGCCATTACCTCCGACTACTGGCGATTCGTCGAGCTGACGACCCGCGGGTCCCTCGCGACGGCGGTGGACTATCACTGCGTTTATCCGGGGCTGAAGACCCAGAGACGCCCCCGAGTAAAGCAAATAGAGGCATGGATGGGAGACACATCAGGTTGCTACACCATAGGTGAGATCAAAGTTGGTGATGTTCCTTCGCTGTCCGACTTCCAAAAAGTCTCGTTGGCTGAGGTCCTCGAGGTCACCCAACGGTCCAAAACGGCGGTGATAACAGGAGAGCCTGAGCACACGTGGCTTACACCAAGGGTTATCCAGTCTTTGTGTCAGGGAACCATTTGCTCCATTCATCCTGACTTTCCTGGACGACATCACTTCCCTGACGACATCCTAAGGGACCAAACGTTCGCAACTGCGGCTGACTTCGACGACTCTCTTTTGACGGAAGAGGTCTATCAGCGCCAACTCGACTTCGTTCGCCAACTCTCTATGTGACAGTTGGTAAAGTGGCACAATGTTGTGTACAAACACACGAAAACATGCTACTATAAATAAGTAAACCAAAACAGATCAAACCATGACCATCTCCTTCCAAGTCAACACCTCCGTCGAAAGAGAGCCTGCTCGAGTTTGTGTTTATCAGCGTGACCGCGATAACGAGCTTCAGCAAACCCTTTTCCGTGATACCATCTACGTAAACGCCCTCATTTGGAACATTGCCTTTGAGGTCATTCCTGAGGAGCTCATGATTGGCAACTACTCCCAGATCCGTACTAACCAAATGTGGAAAATTGAGCAACAGCTTTGGGAGCTGGGAGCCGAACGTCGTGATGACCTTTGCATGACTGATGCCAAGGTTCAAGATGGCACTAAAGAGATCTCTGGAACAACTGCCCAGCCCTACTTGCTTCCTGTACTCACTAACGCCATCCGCCGTTTTTGGCAGGAAAAGCTGGTTCTGAGCCAAGCCGGCGCTGACGCAGTGGCCGCATGAGTCTAAACACGCCACAAGTCAAACGAGCCATGGAGGAAGCCGATTTCCTCCGCGATCGGCTCATGAACCTACAGGAGCGGCTTGAGGGTTCTTCCCAAGCCGGCGACACCCACATCGACTATCTCCACACGCTCTACGCCCTCATTGACAAGGAACACTCGATCTTCACTCGCCTGAAGCTCATTGACTCCTTCGAGTCGCGTAGAGCCATCGAGAACCTCGACTCCTACAAGATCATCGCGTTCCTGCCCGCAGCTGAGCAGGCCGTGATGACTCCTGCTGAGCTCTACCCAGCCGTGAAGGAAGAACTCATCGAACTCATCAAGGAAATGAGTGGTGACGACTGGCATCCTGAGGACTTCGACATTGACGACGAAGACTGGTGAGTCTACTTTACTAACCTTCATCCATAATAAAACCACGTTAAACCAAATACCATGAGTTATCTTGTAGTTGGAGCCGGCTTCGTAGGCTCCGTCATCGCTCGCCAGTTGGCTGATGCAGGCAACCGAGTGACCGTCATCGACAGACGCAACCACATTGGCGGAAACGCCTTCGACCACGTAAACGAAAAAGGAGAACTCATCCACGACTACGGCCCTCATCTGTTCCACGGCTCGAAAGACTCCGTCGCAGTGAAGTGGCTTTCCCAGTTTACCGAGTGGGTCCCCTACGAACACCGCGTTCGTGCGCTCCTTGATGATGGACGAACCACCCCTCTCCCTGTAAACACCACAACCCTCGAGGACGTTTTCGGAGAGAAACTCGACACCCCTGAAGAGGCCCAGGCTTACCTAGAGAGGCTGCAAGATAAGGCAATAGAAGCACCAACCAGTTCCGACCAAGTCTTCCTGAAGTCAGTCGGCGAAGCCCTGGCGAACATTTTCTTCCGTCCTTACACTGCCAAGATGTGGGGCAAACCTGCGACTGAGATCGAAGCCGCCGTTGGCGCCCGCATTCCTGTGCGTGCGAACCGAGATGATCGCTACTTCACTGACGACTTCCAAGCGATGCCTGCTCGTGGCTACACAGCCATGTTCCACAACATCCTCGACCATCCTCTCATCACTGTTCGTCTGAACACGAACTACGACCGTCACGCCAACGAGTTTTTCGAGCACGCGTTCCTAACGGTTCCCATTGACCGTTACTACGACAACTGCTTCGGCGAACTGCCTTATCGTTCCATTCGCTTCGTTCCTGGTGAGGTTGACGAGGACCAACCAGCCACCACAGTGAACTTCACTGATACGGGCATTTACACTCGCACCACACAATGGAGTCTCATCCCTAACTCCGGTAAGAGTGAGTCCGGTCCTCACACGGTGACCCTGGAGGTCCCCTGCGACCCTAAGGACAACGATGATGAATGCTACTATCCAGTGCGGAACAAGGAGTCTCTGGAGCTATTTGCCAAGTACCAAGAGTTGGCAGCAAAGGAAGGTAACCTAACTTTCTGCGGTCGCCTTGGTTGGTTCCAATATCTCGACATGGTTCCCGCTGTGAATAAAGCGCTGCAAACCGTGAAGCCCTTTGTGACAGTTGGCGAAGTGGCACAATAGTGTGTTCAAGAGCTCGGTTTTATGCTACTATAATAATAAGCAAACAAACAAAAACAACCATGAAAAAAGCAACCGCCCGTCCTACCGCTGCTACCCTTCAGGCCGCTCAGGCCAAAGCTGATCGCCGCGCAGCCGCTCTGGCCCGCCGCCAGGACGACTATCGTCAGGACGCTGGCTTCACCGCCATCTACACCCAAGCCGTGGGTAACTGATGGCAAAGCGCGCTCCTAAGCTCCTAGCTCCTCGTCATCTTCTCGAAGAGCTTTTAGTGAGGCAACAACGCCTCATCGAACAGCACATCCTGGATCTAAAGGGTTGTGACAGTCGGTAAAGTGGCACAAGGTGGTTTACAAAAGCCTCCCAATATGCTATTATAAATAAGTACACAACAAACAACACAAACAAACAAACAAATGACCAACATCAACTTCGCAACCGCAACTCCCGCCCAGTTGGAAGCCGCTGGCTTCACCGTTCGCCAGATGCCTAACACGACTCGCCGCGCTCGCAAGAGCCTCTGGGGAGTGAAGCAGACCGCCAACAAGAAGGGCTGCCGCAAGGCCCCTCTCGCTCAGATGGCTGAGGACTTCACCGGCAACATTCGCTGATGTTACGGGAGGGAAACCTCCCTCTTTTCGAGTTTACCGGGGTAAAACTCCCTCATAATCTACATACAGCAACCCACGCAATTCCTATGCAAGTTCGATCACATGACTAGACCTTCCTTCACTGAACTCCGCGAAGTGATGGCCTTGTCCAACGAAGGACAAGTTCTCGATAGCTTTATCGCAGTCGAGCTCGGTTTGCCAGATTACGAAGCGTGTTGGGATGCTCACATCGACGTCTACGAAGACGCCGGAGTCATCACGACTGATGAGTCCATTATCACAATGTTTCTCACCGAGGTCTACGATATGTTAGACATCGAAGAGGACTCTTTCGAACGAGTATTAGGAGCTAGTCTTTGAAGCAACTTGACAAATGGGACGAGCGCTTTATTCGCATGGCGAGTGAAGTCTCCACATGGAGTAAAGACCCTGGAACCAAAGTTGGGGCCGTGCTTGTCCAAGATCGTCGCATCATCGCGACAGGTTACAATGGCTTCCCTCACGGCATCTCAGACGACCTCAGTCGTTATGGCGACCGTGACACGAAGCTCGCATACACCGTTCACGCTGAGGTCAATGCTATCCTCAATGCGGCTAAGAACGGTTCGCAAACCGACGGATCCACTCTTTATGTGACCTTCGCTCCCTGTGTAAGATGCGCAACAAGCGTCATCCAAGCGGGCGTAACGAGAGTCATCTGTCCATCCGTCGAGTCCGCGCCTGAACGATGGCGTAGTGACTTCGAAAAAGGACGCAGTCTGATGAAAGAGGCTGGCATCCTTATAGAGACCTTTACCTCACCATCATGACTGACGACAAACCAATGTCAGACTTTTCCATGAAGCGCACGGAGTGCCCTAAGTGTGGAGCTGTCTGGATCAACGGAATCCACGTTTGGCGTGGCACCGGCAACATGACTCAAAACTCTGAAGTCGACCTTGCTGGGCTTGTCTGCAACACGCTTGGAGACGACACGTGCATAAATCCCTCGAGGGGACTAGCTGGAGGTGACACATGGACAAGGCGCTTAGAAATGCTGGACAAGTTCGAAGAGGAAATGGACCGGTGACAGTTGAAGAACTGGCACAGGAGGTTTACACTGACGACGAAATAGATTATAATAATAAAGTACAACCAAACAACAACGAAAACAACATGCAAATGACCAAGCAAGAAGAATTGGCCTTCCTCGCAAAGGCAAAAGAAGGTGACCAGCGCGCTCAGCGTGTTATCCTTGAGAAGTACGAGCGTCTGTGCCACAAGTTGGCTCGGAAGTTCGCCTTCACCGCTCCTTCTTATCAGCACGAGGATCTCGTACAAGAAGGTCGTATCGGCTTGCTCCAAGCAATGTCTACCTTCGATCCGAATAACGGTGCAAGTTTTATGACTTGGGCTTTCTATCACGTTCGTGGTGCTGTTGCTGGATGCGGTCGCGTCGACAGTAAGCAGCCTCGCTATCCTCTATCTGTGGAAGATTGCCCTCGCGCTTATAACGTCGAGGACCCCACCCAAGAAGTCGAGGTTCGTGATGACCTCCCATCAGAGTTTATCAAAACTCTCATCGAGAAAACCTGCGGTGGACTCAACACCAAACGAGCCAACATCGTAATGGATCGCTTCGGCCTTCTCGGCCGCAAGGAATTGCGCAACTGTGAGTGTGCTGAAAAGTACGGCCTCACCAAGTATGCCGTGAATAGCCACACATATTCTTTCAAGCGTAAAGCGCGCGAAATGTTCCCCCATCTCTCTGACTTTGTATGAACAAGATCAAAAACGCTGCCCACTCTCTCAAAGAGTGGGACAAGCGGATGGCAAAAAAGCTCCAGACGAAGTTCGGCCTGACGGACTATCAGATGCTATGCCTGGCCTTTGCCAAAGGATTCATCATCGGGGCGATCGTCCTCTGACATGCTCCAAACGGGGCTGCGGCCTGTGGTCCTGCTCAATCTGTATCAAACATAACCTATGAAACTACTCAAAGTCTCCGCTAAAGACTGCCCCGTCTGCGACTCGTTCGTAGAGATCGATAAAGTCCTTGCGGACGAAAACAACATGGAACTGGAGGTCGTGGACTATAATGTCCTTGCCTTCCACACTCCAGACGACGACCCCATCCGCTCCTACGTGGCGAACTACTGTCTCGAAGGAGATGGAACTATCAAAGTGCCCGTCTACCTCATCATAGGAGACGACGGCTTCATCAAAGCTTCCTCCAACGTAAGTGAGGAAGAGCAACTCCGCAATCTCTTTAACGCATGGGATCTTTACAACAAGTCACAGTCCAAAGAGCCGACGGAGTAACGTTCAGCGGCTACGCTTGGTCTCTAGAAGATGGCACCTTCGAGTGCTTTTGGGACGAGACCGGCGTGCGCCACAACTTTTTCTTCAACGCGAAAGGCGAGCAAATCAAAGTCGCCGTAAAACGCTACCGAATCCACTGGAACTAAATGTCAACCCTTGTCGCAAATCTGCCTCCCGCAAAAGTCTGGGTACATAAGCACGCTTTGCGTGACTATAAAGACCAAGAGGACCAGTGGACCATCGGTTATTGGACGACTGTCAAGTCCATCCCGGGTCGTGGTTTCTACTTCGAAACTTATTTGCCGGAGTACGGAGCCCTTTACGATAAGCTGACCATCGACGCTTTCCGCGTGTGGGATCCCGATTACCCCGAAGCTCCCAACATCGAGGACCCGCCGCTAAACGTAGAAGACCTTCAGTTCTGGAACGCCTTTGATTATGGTGTCACGGTCATTGAGAAGAATCTCATTGGCAACATGGAATTTAGAGTGAGGCCACGCTCAGGTGGAGAACTCATTGGCAAGTACTTATTTACGATAGACAACTATCACCCACATCGCAATGAGCCTGATTTCTATTTCTCCGAGCTTCCGGACGAACACAAAAGTTTCAATGTGGTCGAACTCGACAACGGTCAGTTCGGCGCTTATCCAAACAACCGCTGTAGGATGGTCGACCCTTCTCTTTCTTATGCTGAGCTGAAGGTTCCAGACTTTAAGGTCGCCACACGCTACGTCGACGTGGAGTACGCCCCGAATTGGGGTCGCTTAGGCGAGTGTGATGATTACTTCTGGACAACCCCAGAGGAGCGAGAAGAGACACCAACTAGCGAGGTTTATGATAATGCATCTTCCCAGGAGTCCTCTGAGAAACCTCCAGGAGACCTCCGGTGGAAGGAAATCCAGGAAAACCCGTGGGAGTCTACTAACGGGAACATGTAAGTTCACTATGATAACAAGATTGTAATAATGGGAAAGACTGAGCATTTATGCTTAGTCCTTATTTGCTCATCCTCAGGCCTAAGCTTGAGAGAACCCCGTCTTATTACCATGAAATCCATCATCCTCGCAGCCGTTGCTGCACCTTTTATCGCTGCTCCCGCCATCGCCGGTCCTTACGTGAACGTCGAAGCTAATAGCGGCTTCACCGGCTCCGACTATGAAGGCACCACCACCGAAGCTCATGTGGGCTACGAAGGCGACCTCGGCTCCAGAGCTGGTTACTACGTCCAAGCGGGCCCCGCTTTCATCTCTGAAGACGGCGGCGACACCGACACCGAACTGTCCGGCAAAGCCGGCGTGGTCCTGGCCGTGTCCGAAGCCGTGGAACTCTACGGCGAAATCTCCTTTGTGACCGACGAAGACGACAATGGGTATGGCACTAAAATCGGCGCCACCTACCGTTTCTGATAAGTTCACAGGGGTCTTCGGGCCCCTATAATAAGCTTGCTCCTGCCGAAAGAGCCTAAAAGTCGGCAGACGGAAGGTTGATCCCCGGATGTCTGGGAAAGTGACTGAAACGAAGCTAGATGGCAATCTCGGCTTCAAGGTAGTTCCAAAGGCGTTGTGGCCGGTCTGGGACCTCGAGAGAGGAGTCGGACAAAGTGTGGAGACATCCACTGCGGAGCGTACGAGTGTTTATTATGCTGTAGAGCTTGCTCACTTGTTGGAGGATGACCAGAAGCCCTCCCTTTCCACCTTCACTCTTTTCTTTTTGAGATGTCTGACGAAGAATGCTGTCGCAAGAGCTTCGGCTCATCTCTATTTGACTCAGCTGCGCGTTTTCTGCAGGATCCAACTCCCGCTCCCACTGAAGTCAAGTCCGAACGACTCGCTATCTGCAACGACTGCGAGCACATGGAAAATGGAATGTGCAACCTTTGCGGTTGTGTCCTCCAGTTGAAAACCGGTTTCTCCAACATGCGCTGTCCAGTAGACAAGTGGGTGGAACATAAATCGTCTGTATGACAGTTGGGGAAGTGGCACAATGTTGTGTACTTCCCCTTCGTTTTGTGCTATTATAATAATAAGCAAACAAGCAAACAGTCATGAAAGCCAAAAACCTCTGGAACCAAAACATGATTAGCAAAGTCATCACGACTCTCTTCATCCTCCCTATTCCCATTCCAGCTTTCGCCGCTGACCTTCCTCCATCTCAAGTCATGGAGCAATGTATGGCTGAAGTTCAGGTCGTCGAAAACTTTGAGGAGTACAAGGCCGAGCTGAACATCTGCTACAATAGCAAGTAATGTGACAGTTAGTAAAGTGGCACAAGGCCTATTTACAAATGACTGAAAACATGGTACTATAATAATAAGCAAACAAACAACAAAACATGTTCTACAAAACCACTGAAACCTGCACCATCGACACCTCGGACGTTTACGTCAACGGCGAAAAGACCGTTTTGGTCTTTGAGGCTGACAACGTTGAGGAGATGGAAGCCTACTTCGCCGGAGCGTTGGCTAACTACGTTGAGACTCACGGCTTGGCTGTCACCATTGAAGCCATCGAGGCTGAAGAGGTCGAGGGCATCATGGAAGCCAACAACATCTTCGACACCATGAACGTCAAGGACTTCAACTGAAACTATGAAAACCACTATCACAACCAAAAAGTCCACCTACACCATCGAGGTCACCGACCATTGGCGGATGGCTGGTGGAGCCCTCGAAGGTTGCCCGATGTACCGTCAAACCTACAAACAGTACACCATCTTCGAGAACGGGCTGCTCGTCACCTTTGTCCACGACGAGGACCACATCGATGAGGCCATTCGCTACTACGAGTGGGCACAAGCAAACCCTGTCGCTGCGCTCGCAATGAGTAGCCGCCTTGACTAATGGAACTCATTGCCTTCATCTTCTTTTGTCTCCTCGTTATGAGCAACGTCTGGCGCCTCTTTCCTGACGAGTAGTGTGACAGTTAGCAAAGTGGCACAAGGGCTATTTACAAGTGACATGAAATGTGGTACTATATAAATATAGACAAAACCAAACCATTCTAACTAAAACAACTATGAAAAACACTACTTACAAAATCCAATTCTTCGGCGGTCCTAAAGCCGAATGGAAAGAGCTTCCTACTCTTCAGGAAATCGCTACTCTCGAAGAGGCAAAAGCCTTCAAGAAAGCACAACAAGAAATGTGCAACTACATGATCGACTTCCGCATCGTCGAGGTCGCTGCTCTCTGAGTTCACCTAAAGTCACTATCGTTACAATAACCATGAAGAAAGTTCGCACCATCAAGTACATCAAAGAGGTCCTTAAGAACTACGACGGCTACTACGGCAAAGATGCCGACGGCTACCACTACGTCGGAGTTGACCTCATGGAAGAGTATTTCGAGACTCGTGAGGAGCTGCTCGCTTGGGCAACCTTCACCTTTTGGAACCGCGACATGCATCGCGCTGGTCACGCCTACGGTTGCTAACTAGACAGTCCTGGGATGACTCTAAACTCGCCATTGAACCTACACACCAACACACATGGATTACAACGTCAACCAAATTGTTCGCTCCTGCGTCGTCGCCCTCGTCGGTCTCCCTCTGACCGCTGCAGTCTTCATTGGCGTCTCCGACTCTGTGAGCAAAAGCGCAGCACAGCAGGAAATCGACCAGCTTAAGGCTGAACTGACCATCCCCTGCATTCAATGGTCCGTTACTAAACCTGACACTGGCCTTGAGCGTGACGCCAAGGACTCTATTGACGAAGTGCTAGGTGGCGATGGCATCGACTACAAAGGTCTTTGTGGCTGGGTTCTCTGATGGAACCAGTGGAACTCCTCCTTCTTATCTCTGAGTTGGAGGGTTCCTACCAACATCTCAAGAAGCTTGGGTTTGAAGAAGACATGCACGTACTTTCAGAAATGAAGGCACGCTACTATAAGCTCTACTACAAACTCAAGCGAAACCCGCCCGTGTAACTCATCGGTAGAGTACCTTTTTGGTAAAGAGGAAGTAGTGTGTTCGACTCACATCATGGGCTTAGTCCTCCGGAGACTCTAAACCTGGCGCCAGCGTTGGGACTCGAGTTCGATTCTCGACACTTCCACTCTTGGGGGTGCACTGGTTTTCGACCGCGCAGGTGAAACTGGTATAACTGCCAACAACATAGTCGCTTTCGAGCGCGCTGCCGTCACCGCTTGAGTGACCAGCCCGTAACGAACTCAGAGGCCTTCGGGCCTCTTTTTGTAATGTCCAAAATTAAATAACATGCTAAAACTAATGATGGCCCTGGGACTAGGGTTTCTGACCCCAGCGGCCTTGACCAAGCTGGCTCCTCCACAGGCAGCCGCAGTAGCGGAAACCGTTGATAACCAGGAAGCCCCGGAGACACCCAGGACTATCGAAGTCGTCGTGTTGAGGGATGCTACACCTGAAGAGGCGCTAGTCCTCGAGGTCCTTCAGGCACGCGGCATCACCCACCCAAATGCCCTCGCAACTATCATGGGCAACATCAAGCAGGAGTCTCGCTTCATCACAAACATTTGCGAAGGTGGAGCACGAGTTAGCTATCATCAATGTCATGTTGGTGGCTACGGCCTCATTCAGTGGACGACCAAAGACCGCTACGACGGCCTCGGTCAACACGCCAAAATGCTCGGGTTAAACCCTTCAACGCTTGAAGCGCAGCTCTCGTGGCTGTTCCAAGAACAGCGTTGGTTAGACGTGGAGCACAAGTTTAAGACTCCAGGTAAGAATGTCGATCAGTACATGCGCTATGCGTACCATTGGTTGGGGTGGGGTGTCCACGGCGCTCGCTCTCACTATTCCTTCGAGTACGTTAAGCGAATGGAAGTCATGGAGGTCCCCGTCGCTGAGCATCCCTCCTCGAAGTTCACTACCAACCACCACTATCTAAAATAAGTCCAGGTGCTTACGCACCACACACTACGAAACTTTATGACAACAACTCTGCCCATCACCGACTTCTACCTGCGGGAAGAGGGAGAGTGGGTCGTCAAGACCACCAACGACATTTTTGGTGGTAAGCGGACAGTCTTGTTCCTGCTGCCTGGCGCCTTCACTCCCACCTGCTCTGAACAACAGCTGCCTGGCTTCGAAGCATTTTACGACTCCTTCACCCAACTTGGCGTGGACCAAGTCGTCTGTATGGCAGTCAACGACGCCTTCGTGATGAACGCATGGGGTGAGAGCCTCGGCATCGAGAAGGTCAAGCTGATTCCCGACGGCAACGGTTCGTTCACCAACGGCATCAAGGCTTTGGTTCCCAAGGAGAACTTCGGCCTCGGAATGCGCGCTTGGCGTTTGGCGATGATCGTTTCCGCTGACGGTTTGGTCGAGTGGGTTGGAGTAGAGAAAGGTCAGCGTACCAACGCTTCCGATGACCCCTATGAAGAGTCGACTCCTGAGCGCGTGCTCGGTGCCTTGACCATCATCAAGGCAAACGAGGAAGCCGCAAAGGCTGCTGACGTTGGTGCTGAAGCAGACGCCCTCGCCGCAGTGGGTGGCTGATGAACCCGGAGTTCCTTTCTTTCGAGATGCGAGTGCAGCTTGCCATTGGCGAGGCACTCCGTAAGGACCTTGGAGCCAAGCTTCAAGAGGTGATAATGCTGAGCGATTACAGCACGATGCGTTGCACGTTCAGTGGGAATGACCCACAGCACAGTCTCTCAGTCTCAGTCGACACGGAAGGAAACGTCAAGGGTCCCGTCAAAATGACGTGGCCCTGGAACAACTCCGAAGGCATGCTATTCCCTATCGGAATGGACTACAATTCAGCCCGCCTTCTTTTCGATGATTATCTTCCTCGTGTGGCTTGGAGTCACGTTGTCCTTCGGCGACCCTTTGGAGGTCCAACCGATTCCCTCGAATTCACCTTCTCTACTGGCAAAGGTCTCGTTGTGGTAGACACCACGACTGGCAAAGTCTACACTAAATCGTAAACATAAGTTTACACTTGAGGTTTACCGTCATAATGATAGTGAACCTCTTTTAGTTCGACATGACCGTTACAACCAACGAGCAAGGCCAACAAAACTTGTTCGCCAAAGAGCCTCAGATGTACATCTCTAAGACTGACGCTGAGCGCTACGGATACGAGACATATGCTGAGCGTGCTGAGAAGGCCAACGGTCGTTGGGCTATGCTTGGCATCGTTGCTGGCTTCCTCTCGTATGCCATCACCGGTAACTTCTTCTTTGGTGTCCTGTGACCTACGCCTACTTTGGAGGCCTTTTCACTGGCCTCTTTATTGCCTTCCTCGCGAAGGTAGCATCCTACAATCCTTCCCCAAAACCATGAACGAAAACGCAGAACGCATTAACGGCATGTTTGCCATGATCGGCATCATTGCAGCCATGGGCGCCTACGCCGTCACTGGCCAAATCATCCCAGGCATCTGGTGATTGGCTTCCAAGTAACGCTGCTTCTCACCTTTATGCTCGTCATGTTTGTGCTCACAGAGCCCATGGATGACGATGACGACGAAGGCGGTGGCATGCTACAACCAGTTTACGCAAGACCTCGGCAGTGAGTTTACTCTTTGTCCCGGTATTTACAATAGCCCTAACGGCAGCGATAAAAGCATCGTAGCCGGCACACTAACCCAATTAACACGACTCACAAACTCATCATGGCAATGCGCTTCGCAATGGGCACCCAGACTATCCAGTCAAAGCCCAAGAAGACTCGACAGGGAAAAGGCACTCACTCCAAGATTGCTTCTCGCCCAGGCGGCCGACGCAGTAAGCGCTACCGTGGCCAAGGTAAGTGAGCCAGTTGGTTGCTCTGTATGTAGGCTTCGCGCTATTTATGTGCGGAGTCTGCTACTCCGTCTATTGGGTTCTAACCTACGACGACCGCAATGAAACTTGAACCGAAAGACTTCTGGGCTCACGTTGAAACGTTGAGACAAAAAGGTGATGATAACAAAGAGTTAGACCTTTGGTTAGCCCACGGCCTTCCTATTTACACTAACGGAGACCAACTCCTTCGTGAATATGACAAAGCACAAGAATTGTGACAGTCGGTAAAGTGGCACAAGGTTGAGTACAAAGGCTCAACTTTATGCTATTATAAATATATGGAAGCAAAGCAGCTTCCGCTCTACACAACCCACCTACTTAAACTTCATGGCTACTTTCACCGGCAACATTCATAACCGCAACGGCTACTCTTCAGGCCAAGTTACGGTGAGCCACGTTCGGACTCAAGCCGCAGCTAAGCAGGCCTTAGAAGCCCGCTATCCTGGCGCATACATCACGGCCGTTCGTTTGACTTCAAACCGCGACTGAGCCTACACTCACAATAACCTTTACGCCCAGCGGACGCCAGTTCACTGGGCTTTTTTGGTGCTATAAACTATTTAGGTAAAACAACCGCCAAAAAAGCATGAACCTCTTCGCTTGCGACCAAAACCCTGTCAGGGCTGCACAATGTTTGCCTGACAAGCACGTCGTCAAGATGTGCATTGAAAATGCCCAGATGCTGGCAGTAGCACTCGGCGACCTTCACGGTTACGGTTGGGGTCAAATTCGTAAGAAAGACGGTTCATTTTACAGTCAACGGGCCCACTTCAATCATCCCTCCACGAAGTGGGTTAGAGAAACACGCGCCAATCTCGCCTGGGCCATTGTCCACGGTTTGGCACTTTGTCATGAGTACACACTACGCTACGGAAAAACGCACGCGTCTGTCATCGCACACCTAGATGCTGTCCGTCTCTTTCACGAGAACGCTGGCAAACTTTCGATGTTTACAGACGCAACCGACTTTGCGCGCGCCATGCCCGAAGAGATAAAGTTCGACGACTCCATCACCTCTATCGAGGCGTATCGGAAGTACCTGTCGCTACACAAACCTTGGGCTGTGTGGAAAATGGAGGATCGGAAACCAACCTGGTGGGACCCTTCACTTTACACCGCAAATGTCGATCAAGGATTACAGAGAACCATACAAGATCAACGGGAAGTTCCAGTTCCCGGAGTACTATGACCGCTTCCAGGCGGCCATTGGCTCAGTTTGGAGACCAGAAGAAGTCTCTATGGATAGAGACGTTTATGACTGGCAAGAAGCCAGCTCAGAGGAAAAAGCAGTCATCGGAGGCATCCTCCGCGGCTTCACTCAACTTGAGCTTCACGTTGCCTGCTATTGGGGCGACGTTGTGACCAAGTACTTCCCTAAACACGAAGTGCAAGCGATGGCCCGCGCTTTTTCCTGCTCAGAAGCAGTTCACGCTGCCGCTTACTCTCATTTGTCTGATACGCTCGGTCTTGACGAGTTCGAGGCGTTCTTGGGAGACCCCATCGCCCGTGAGAAGATCGACTACTTCGTCAATCAAACAGATCCCGTTGTGTCTCTGGGAGTCTTCAGTGGTGCGGGAGAAGGAGTGTCATTGTTCTCATCATTCGCCGCGCTTCTGTCCTTCAACCTCGACGGACGCTTCGCTGGTGTGGCACAGATCCTTTCGTGGTCTGCGCTTGATGAGCAGCAGCACAGTGATGGAGGATGCTCGCTCTTTAGACAACTAGACGCGGAAGGACTCGTAAGTGATGACCAAAAGAGACAGATCGTGGAAGGATTTGAGGCAGTCCTCGCTAACGAAGATGCGTTCCTCGAAAAAATCTTCAACGGCTACGAGTTATCTTGTGTCGATCGTGATGACCTTTATCACTACCTTCGCTATCGCGCAAATGATAGGCTAGCTCAGTTACACATTGGGCATCGTTTTAGCTATAATAAAGATAAGGCGGACGCCATCCGAAAGTGGTTCGAGCCGATCCTCAAAGGTCAGGTCTCTAACGACTTCTTCGCCTCTCAAAAGGAAGGCAGCATGTACGTATCAAAACCGGAACAAAACTTCGAACGCGTCAAATGGAACACACTCAACCTCAGCTTGGCGTAGAGCCACAAGTGCCTGCTTGGCTGGGCGAAGAAGGAAAGGCTACGCTTAGTCGCGGCTATCTTCTTCAAGGAGAAACCCCTCGAGGGATGCATAGGCGTCTCTCGAGCCACGCGGCAAAGGTCCTCAAACGACCTGACCTGGAAGAGGATTTCTTCCAAATCTTTTGGAATGGTTGGCTTGGACCGGCCACTCCAGTAGCCTCAAACTTCGGCACCACTCGCGGCCTGCCAATCTCATGTTACTCTGTTCATGTTGATGACTCGGTCAACTCGATCTACTCGCACCTCAAGGAGGTCGCCCAACTATCTAAACATGGCGGCGGTGTGGGCGTTTATCTTGGGGACGTGCGCCCTGCTGGGTCTCCCATTAGCGCTGGAGGAAAGTCAACAGGGATCGTACCGTGGGCCCAGCAATACGACCTTGCTTCAAGGGTTGTGTCGCAAGGCGGGGTGCGGCGTGGCTCCTTCGCCATCTATCTTCCGATAGACCACCCCGATGTTCCCGAGCTTCTTCAAGCCAAGGACCACTCCAAGGGGGACCCACGCCGCTTCGTCGACTCCAACGTAGGACTAACCGTCACAGACGCTTGGATCGAGGAAATGATGGCAGGAGATAAGCACAAGCAGGAGCTTTTTGCTGAGGTCATGAAAACTCGGCTTATCTCCGGCTCTCCGTACCTTGTTTTTATCGACAACGTCAACAGACAAAACCCCGATTGCTACAAGGAAAGGAATCTCGAGGTCTCTACCTCAAACCTTTGCTCGGAGATCACCCTTTACACAGATGACGGACACTCATTCGTGTGCGTTCTCTCATCACTAAACCTTGCAAAGTACGACGAATGGAAGGACTGGACTGGATCAAGTGGGATGACAGTCCCCGCCCTATCAACGTGGTTCCTCGACGCGGTAGTCGAAGACTTCATCCACAAAGCGAACCGTATAACCTCGATGGGTCGTGCCGTGAGGTTTGCACAGAAATCACGTGCCCTTGGGCTCGGGACTATGGGTTTGCATCTCCTGTACCAGAAGCGGGCGCTGCCGTTTGCATCAAAAGGCGCACGAGAACTCAATCTCGAAATCCATGACTTCATCAAAACAGAGGCCTCCACAGCCTCCCGACAACTCGCACTGGACTACGGAGAGCCAGAATGGTGCCAGGGATCTGGCCTTCGGAACACTCATCTTCTTGCTGTGGCTCCTACCCGCACTAATGCTGTCATCAGCGGCGCTTTCTCTCAGGGTGTTGAGCCAATTGACGCAAACTATTTCGTCGCTAAACAAGCCAAGGGGACCTTCGTAAGAAAAAATCCCGTTCTTGAGGAGCTTCTTTGCGACCGAGGAGCAGAGGAAGATGTATGGGACAGCATCCTTTACGAAAAAGGTTCCGTTCAGCATCTTGACTGTTTGACCGACGAGGAAAAAGAGGTCTTTAAGACGGCTCGTGAGATCGACCAGTTCGAACTCGTGAAGCAAGCCGCTGACAGGACACCCCTCATTTGCCAAGCTCAGTCACTGAATTTGTTCGTTGACCCTGAGATCAGCGCCGAAGAGTTAGTCCAACTTCACCTTTCCGCTTGGAAAAATGGAGTGAAGTCACTCTACTATCTACGCTCTACGTCTCTTGTCGCTAAGCGAGACAAGAAACCAAGGGCCAAACTTATTACCAAGGCGGATTGCCCATGGTGCGTAATGCTTAAGGACCAGCTGAAGGCCGATGGCATTCAGTATGAAGAGGTCGACCGTGCCTCCGTCGAGCATTTCCCTTACGAGACTGTTCCCCAGCTATGGCTGGATGGAGCTCACGTCGGGGGCTACACCGAATACCAATCAACTTTCCATGACGAAAACATTGAGTCGGGCGAATGCGAAGCCTGCGCAGGATAAAGCATTTATGAGCAAAATCGGACTTCAGCCTGGAGACAAGCTACCCAGTCGAAAAGACAGAAGAAGGAAGTATCCTCCTCTTACAAAGGAGCAACAAGCCTTAGTGGCTGACCATCGCTGGATTGCCGGCCGGCTAGCACATAGCGCCCGTTCTATGACGGGCGGACACACCGGATGTTACACAAAGGAAGATCTAGAAAGCGTGGCAATGTTCGCGCTTTGTGTGGCAGCCACTCGATATGACCCCAGCCTCGGATGGAAATTTAGCACCTATGCGTGGAACACCGCGCGAGGGTGGATCCAACACGCCCTCCGGGATTTTTCACGTATGGTGAGAGTGCCTCGTTGGGTGGGTGGCGTAAGAGCAGACGTCAAAGAAATGCTTAAAGGAGGGGCAACTTATGACGAGATTGAAGAAGAACTCGGCCTCGATCACCGTCAAGTTTTGATGTGTGAAGAATCATGGCAAGAAATCCATTCCTCTTTTGACTATACACCGGACGAATCGCGTCCTAGAGAGTTCACCTACGAAATTGACGAAGTAAAGGCTATGCTTGGCCCTCGTGTCTTCGAGATGGTCGGGGATTTGAGCGACGCTGACATCCAGCTACTCTTGCTTCACGTTGAGGGCGAATTGGAGACCGACGAAGAAAAGAGCAAGGCAGACGATCTTCTAAATAACCTCCGCCGATTCATTAATAAAACTCCGCCCATTTAGGGTAAGAGCTAGGAAAGCACTCCTCAGCTTCTCTTTAGTTGCATGGCATCCATCCGCATTTCCCAACTCGCTGAGATCAACGGGATCACCCCTGACGATCTGCTTGTCGTCAACGACGGCGACATCAATACGCGAAAGATAACTTTCCAAAACTTCTCCAAGGGCCTCGTTCCTCTTTCTGGCGATTCCAATATTACCGGAAACCTAACGTTGTCCGGAGCTCTTGAGGCCGAAGGTCTAATCATCGACACCGACACTCTTTATGTTGACAACGTAAACAAACGAGTCGGCGTCCGCACGGCCAGTCCCGAGCAAAGCTTGGACGTTCTTGGTAATTTCCAACTTAGAGGAAATGGAATTGTTAGGCTAAAAGACCCGAACAATCAGTTCGCTGTTACATTCCAAACTCCCGTACTTACCGCAAATACGCCTTACGCGCTCCCTGACTCCCTACCAGCTGAGCCTAGCATGGTGTTGTCATGTTCCAACACTGGAGCGATGACGTGGCTTTCAGCTGCGACCGACCCGATGCTTCAGGTTGGTGACATGATCTACCGCAATGTCCTCAACGAGACATCCCGCCTTCCCATCGGCGGAAACGGTCAAGTTCTGACGGTTCAAGCCGACGGAACAGCTCAGTGGGCGAACCCCGCCAACAGCTTTGTCGATCCTATGACAAATGCTGGCGACATAATCATCCGTGATGCTAGCAACAACACGGTCCGCTTAGGAATGGGGACGGCTGGACAGCACCTAGCCGTGAATAACACGCGCACAGCCCTTGAATGGACTGACTCCAGCTCAGGCTCAACCCCAACTCTTAACGAAGTTGCAACCGTTGGATCTTCAACGAGCGTCGACCTTTCGGTTGGTTCCTTGCTAACTGTTCAGGGTAATGGCACATTTGACGGCGCTATTCGTCTGAATTGCTCAGCGAACACCCACGGCGTCACCATTCAATCTCCTCCTCATTCTGAAAGCGCAGTTTACACGCTTATTCTACCGGGCGACGCAGGTTCCAACGGTCAGGTTCTTTCGACAGACGGCACAGGCAACCTCGACTGGACTGACCCCGCCGCCCTTTCAACTTATAAGGGCAACGTGGCAGACGAAGCGGCCATGATCGCTCTAAGCTCTGCTGTTGCTGGAGACTGGTGCTTTAGAGAAGACGAAGAAGTACCTTACATCCTCGCTGAAGCCCCATACAGCACGGCTGCAAACTGGAAGCCCGTGTCAGGGCCTGTGGCAGCTGTAACGAGCGTCAACGGAGAGACAGGGGCAGTCAGCCTTAGCTCTTCCGATGTTGGAGCTGCCACGACTGCTCAAGGTGCGTTGGCTGACACGGCTGTTCAGCCTGCTGCCCTTGCTACTGAACTTGCCAATTACATGGGCGCCGGCGTTTCGGCGGACGCTAATAACCTGGCGAGACTCGGAACAGACAGCCTTGTTTATGTCCCCACAAGCGTCGTAATTCCTAACAACTACAAGTGGAGTAATGCTCACAATAATGCCATCGGTGAGATAGAAATAACTACCGACGCATCTGACTGGGCAAATGCCACTAAGATCTTTGTCTCCAGAAAGGCAAAGAATAACGTTGACATGGTGAACACTTTCAACAACAGTCTGTTGAAAGGCACTAGGGTCTTTATTCAGAAGACAAATGATGGTGAAAAGTTCTTTGCCGCGACCATTGATAGTAGTTTCCCTATCATAACCGGCTCAGGCTCATCCGAGGTTTTTGAATACTCTGTGACCAATGTTGCAACTACTGGCGCTGTCTACAACGACAACATAGAAGTCACCTTTGGAACCTACGCGGACACCAACTCTTATTTGGTTGCTCAAGCTCTTTCCGCTTACATGCCTCTCGACTTCTCATCTCTGCCGGAGTTGACCTGATGTCTGTAAACACAGCTAAGTTTGTCATTCAACGATCCGGTTCTCAGTACACCTGTGAAGGAAGCGACCTATACGAGAAGGTCGAAGACACCGACCTCTTTGCCATCCATAGAAGTGGCACTCTTTACAGAGGAACCAAAGACAAGATTCGAGACACGGACTATCTAGTGTGCGTGGACGGAGGTGAGACCAAGAAAGTTTTAGGGTCGTTAGTAAAGCCCTTAGTCGAGCCACCTCCGCTAGGGTACGAAGCTTTTCAGTTCCCCATTTCCGTCACTGTTGGAAGCAACTCTTACTCTATCAAGGGTCGTACAACGCTTCCCTCCTCTAACGCCCAATGGGGAGAAGCAGAAGCTGAAAGAGGCTACGCGAACACGCCTTGGGCTCCAAGGGGAGACTCCGCAGCTTTGGCAGCAATAGTGCCAGAGTACGCTTTCCTTGCTGACCCCAGTTCGTGGAGTGGAACTCCTCCGGCCAACGCCACATACGTTCTTCCTGGCCCGGAACCGGCTACAGCCCAAGGTCTCTTATACTATCAGGGATACGAGCAGCTCTATTACACTAGAGGGACGAGCGATGAAAATCAAAAAGTCCTTTTCTACGTCGGCGACTTAGTGTCTTCGGATCTCGAGGGCAGTGGCAGCGCGACTCTCGTTGGCACTCTCCAAGTAGGTGAGACACTCGCGGTGAGTACTATCCCAACGTTCACGGGTGGCGCCAGCCCGGTCGTTTATGAGGCTCAATACCAAAAATCAGACACTGGAACTGGGTCTTGGACCGGGTTCACATCCTGGACCCCGTATGACCCCGACCAAATTAGCGGGACGTCTCCGACCTTATTCCTCACTGACATTACCGAAAATCAGTACATTCGCCTGCAAGTGCGCGCCACCGATGACAACAGCGTCCAAGTCATACAGACCGGCGTGGTGTACGGACCTATCGCACCCGCATTACCGCTTGAGGCAGGAATACAACCACAGTGGATTGACAACAACCCCATTAGTCCAGGGGATACGGTTCCATTTACTACAGGCACATTCATCGGCGGCACTCCTCCGATCTCTCCACAGTACAGATGGAAAGAAAGAGACGTGAACGGATGGGTGGCCATTGGGGACTGGGCAAATCAACCAAACGAAGAGGTCGAGCGTACTATTACGCTTACAGCTAACCCCGGCGTGCTTGAGTGTCACATTGAGTCACGATGCATCGATAATAATGGAGTCCTTGTCTACAACAACGGACCGCGACGAGAAGTAGTCTAGAAGCAAAAAATTCACTTAGAAACAACCACGCTAAAATAAACTGTCCACCAATTTACTAACATGTCCGAAGCAACACCCGCCAATCCTAAGCAACTTCTGGCCGATCTCATCGATGCCTACGCATCGGCAAAAATGACCGGCAATGAGACCCTGATTAAACTCAGCGTTACACAACTGCAAGCGTTCCTCGAGACTCACGAAGTCGTCGATTCTTCACCAACCGAGCAAATCGGCGAAGAGTGAGTCCAGAAGTTGAGGACCATTAAACCTCCTCAACTCCAATGGAAAACAAAGAAGAAAAGAAGCCTGAAAAGAAAGGCTTCTTAGACAAACTTAAGGAGTCCGTCGACGACCGAGAAGAGCAACTCGCTCTTTTGTCGACATTTGTCCGACTAGGCATTCTTGTCTGGTCGGGCGGCATCCTTACCTTAGCTTACGTCAAGCTCCCTCCCGCTCTTGGAGTGCCGGAACAAAAGCTTGACCCAACTTTCATCGCGTCCGTGTTTACGGGTGTTTTAGCCACGTTCGGCGTCCAGACTGCTAAGAAGCAAGGCGACGGCTCGTACAAGGCCCAGGGATCTGTCTCAAAGGCAGATATGGAGAGACTCATCGAGAAGGCAGCCACAACGGCTCCCGCTCAAGTCATTAGAATTGAGCAAGCTCCGCTCAAGTTCACCACCGACGACAAAGGCGGTGAACCTCCTGTCAAACCCTCCCTGTGAACACCATGGTAAAGCACATCTTCAACATTCTGTCCGTCAGCTCCTTTGCGTTGAGTGGCGGCATCATCGCTTCAGGCGTCTACGTTTACGCCAATCGTGAAGCAATCATCGATAACGTGAAGGCCCAAGTAATCGAGGCCGCAACTGGGGCCGTTCAAGATCAACTCCCCAGCCTCCTTGACGGAGCTGTTCCCGGAGTAGGTGGTGACCTGCCTTTTCCTGGAGCTGGTGAGTCCGCAAGTGGTTCTCCCCTTCCCGTCCCTGTCGTCCCCTTCTGATCATGGAGGTTTCTGACGACACAAAAGTCGCTATGCCAGTCCGCAACATCATCTCCATTATTGGTGCTGTTGCGGTTTCCACATGGGCGTACAGCGGCGTTATCGAGCGGCTCAACCGCTTAGAGACGAACGTAGAGGTTCGAGCGGAAGCCGTGGAGCTGAACTCCGAGTTCCGCATCAACTGGCCTCGGGGCACCATGGGAGCCCTTCCCAGCGATAGTGCTCAAGATAGAGAGATCGCCCAGTTGCAGCTCGAAATTGAGCGCATTATGGAAGAGGTCGAAGAGAACGACACGTGGATCGACGAGTTCGAGCCACCACAAGATGTTCAAGAAGCCGTGGAAAAAGTGAGAGTCCTTGAGAAAGAACTCGCTTTGCTAAGGGCGGCCCTTGAGCTGTTGCAGTATCAAATCGATAATCCTAAGTAAGTTTACAAACGGATACATGGGGTAAAATAAGCTTAGTAGAGAACACTACTCGCTTCTCCCCAAACCGAGACCTATAGGGAAGTAAAACACGTCTCTCATACCGGCCTTAAGGGTGGTCGGAATAACCGATCCTAGATGTCCCTACTTCTAGCTTCTTTACCCTGACTAATGTCTGCAACTCTCTCACGCTCCCGTTCATCTAACTGGGAGTCTTTTTGCGAGTGGGTGACCAGCACTAACAACCGCCTCTATGTGGGTTGGTTCGGTGTGCTGATGATCCCTACACTGCTCGCTGCCACCATCTGCTTCATCATCGCCTTCGTCGGTGCTCCTCCTGTGGACATCGATGGCATTCGTGAACCAGTCGCTGGCTCATTGATGTACGGGAATAACATTATTTCCGGCGCCGTGGTCCCTAGCAGCAATGCTATTGGCCTTCATTTCTATCCCATCTGGGAAGCCGCCTCACTCGACGAGTGGCTTTATAACGGTGGTCCTTTCCAGCTTGTCGTCTTCCACTTCCTCATTGGCATCTATGCCTACATGGGTCGCGAGTGGGAACTCTCCTACCGCCTGGGCATGCGCCCCTGGATCTGCGTTGCCTACAGCGCACCTGTCGCTGCAGCTTCCGCTGTCTTCCTGGTTTACCCCTTCGGTCAGGGTTCTTTCTCTGACGCAATGCCTCTTGGCATCTCTGGTACCTTCAACTACATGTTGGTTTTCCAGGCCGAACATAACATTCTGATGCACCCCTTCCACATGCTGGGAGTTGCTGGTGTTTTCGGCGGTTCACTGTTCTCTGCGATGCATGGTTCTTTGGTGACCTCCTCCTTGGTTCGCGAAACCACTGAGAAGGAAAGCCTCAACAATGGCTACAAGTTTGGTCAAGAAGAAGAGACCTACAACATCGTCGCTGCACACGGCTACTTCGGACGCCTCATCTTTCAGTATGCTTCGTTCAATAATAGCCGCAGTCTTCACTTCTTCCTGGCTGCCTGGCCGGTTGTCGGCATCTGGTTTACCGCCCTCGGCGTGTCGACCATGGCTTTCAACCTCAACGGCTTCAACTTCAACCAGTCCATCGTCGATGGACAGGACAAAGTCATCAACACTTGGGCTGACGTCCTCAACCGAGCTGGACTCGGAATGGAGGTCATGCACGAAAGAAACGCACATAATTTCCCGCTCGACCTTGCGGCAGCTGAGTCCACACCTGTGGCCCTGAAAGCACCTGCAATCGGCTGATTTTTCAGTTCACATAAGGGTGTTGCAGCTACAATCTAGCTGTAGCACCTTTTTCTATGTCTGAAACCAAGACTTGCAATGTGTGTAAGGAAACCAAACAGGTTTCCGAGTTCTATCCAACTTACAAGAAGGAAGGACAACTCAGAGCATCGTGCAAGGAATGCACCAAGCTCGGAACTAGCGCTTATCAGCGTCAAAAGAAGTTTGGACTTTCTCCAAGTGACTTCTCTGAGATGGTGATGAAGCAAAACGGAGCATGCGCTATTTGTGGATGCACCGACACTGGTTCTAAACGAACAGCTAGCCTCAACATTGATCACTGTCATGAGACGGGAGAAGTTCGAGGTTTGCTCTGCCACTCTTGCAACCTAGTCTTGGGTCACGCTAAAGACAACACAGAAGTCTTACAACGAGCCATTGACTACATCAACTCTCACAACTCAACAGAGGGGATGGTTTGACCTACTCGACGATTGGCTGAAACGAGATCGTTTCGTCTTTATCGGCTGGTCAGGCCTTCTTCTCTTGCCTTGTGCTTATCTCGCTATTGGCGGGTGGCTCACAGGCATCACATTCGTTACAAGCTGGTATTCCCATGGACTCGCTTCCTCATTCCTCGAAGGAGCCAACTTCCTCACAGCTGCTGTCAGTACTCCGCCTGACACTATGGGACACAGCCTCCTTCTTCTTTGGGGGCCTGAGGCTCAAGGAGATTTTGTCCGCTGGTGTCAACTCGGCGGCTTATGGAACTTCGTAGCCCTTCACGGAGCATTTGCTCTTATCGGCTTTATGCTCCGGCAGTTCGAGATTTCACGTCTTGTCGGTATTAGACCTTACAATGCTATTGCGTTTTCTGGGCCTATCGCTGTTTTTGTCAGTGTGTTTCTCATTTACCCACTCGGACAGTCAAGCTGGTTCTTTGCGCCGTCGTTTGGTGTTGCAGCGATTTTTAGGTTCCTCCTATTCCTCCAAGGTTTCCACAATTGGACGCTCAACCCCTTTCACATGATGGGCGTAGCAGGTATCCTTGGCGGTGCTTTGCTTTCAGCTATTCATGGCGTAACGGTGGAGAGCACCCTCTATGAAGACGG